ATGAGGAGCTCTCTAAGATGCCTTCTTTTCTTTGTTATATTGCTTATTATGCTCACATCATGTCAAAGCTTAAAAGATGAGACTGCAAATAACATTTACAATACTAATACTACAGGTGTAATATTGCCAATTAAATATATGGAAATCGAACAAAATACCAATGCAAATATATTTTGGTTATATGACGAAATCGTGTTGATCGTTCGAGATAATGCTACTGGATGTGCCTATGACCTTTTTGATTGGAACGAGCAAAATCTCATAGAATCGGGCGACTTAAAACTGAAAACCACCATCCAGAACACAACGCCACAAGTCTCCTTCTTACAGCTGAATAAGAATCAATTCTTCGTTAAGAATCTCTTTGACCAGAACGAAAGCTTTTTATGGGAATATAAAGATGGTGAAGTAGTGATTCGGCCCGTTTCTTTAGGAGAGAATTTTGTTTCTTATGGATTAAATACCAATGCGACTTGTCTTGTTGGGTTAGTGGAAAATCTGAATTCTATACAAGTTTATCAAATTCAACAGAAAGAAGTTTTAAAGCTCGTAATCGAAAAAACATTATCATTGGTCGATTTATCTTTATCTCAAAGTAGCAAACTACTACAAGTCGCATTTATCAATGATAATGAATTTGTATACCAATGGAGCGAAAACGGAAAAGAGGGTTATGGTGTTTATTCGCTTAAAGAACAGTTAAATAAACACCAAGACGTGTTTAACTATGGAAAAATATTGCCCCGTAAAGATTCGGTAGTTCTAGCGAGAGATTATAGTACATCTAATACTTTCGAAAAATTATCATCGGGATTTATATTCATCAATACAAATGGTGTCAGTGACTTCATTACAAACAAGGATGGACTCCCGTTAGGATATATGTTAGCTTCTGGCGATTATACAGCATTTGTTTCGGAAACAGAAGATGTCCCAGGAAAAGATCATATTTACACTTGGACAGTAATGAAACCTTTGGATTTGGAGTCTACAGATGTTTGGAGTATAGAAAACCTTAACTCCCAACATTTTAATCTTGGGTTAGGAACACCAGGGACACTTGCTTTCACTAAAGAACAAGTTCCTGCGTTGGTTTTTATCTGCCCGTCGTATACCACAGGACGTAAACAAGGCTATAATCCTGACAGTTACGGTTTGTATATCGTTACAAAGAAATAGTTATTGTTAAAACTCTTGGAAAGCGGAAAGCGGTTTCCAAGAGTTTTTAAAAAATGGCTTTGCTATCTTGGATGATAATCACACTTGGTAACGGCATTAAATTTATTTTACACTGAGTGCTAGAACTTCAAGTTAGATTATCTGCTGATTTTATACTTTGTTGCGAAGTAGGTGTGTGTGAGTATTCCGGCAGTAATTACCCACCAGTCCGGTGTTTAGTTCCAATGGATATTTTCAACGGAATATTCAGTGTGCAAAATTTAACGATTTGCCAATCTTTTAACGATAACACTGTGCCAAATCTAGCCTTTCCCGGAAAACACCATTTCAACCCTAGTTTCACCTCAAACCCCAACCAACCCCCTGATTTTAAGCAAAAACATAACCACCTACTGATAAAATAACTTTATCAATAGGTGGTTATAGATTTGGCGATGATACGGTAGGTCGATAAATTGCACACAGGGTGCTTTTCGGGTGCAAAATTTAACGATTTGTTGTACGGCAATCAGTAAAAAATTTTATACTTAAACTATTCGGTATTAACCATCTTAATTAAATAGTGGTGGTATTTGAAAACCAAAATTACTAAGAGTCAGAACAAAATTACTGTTGTTAACCTCTTTTGTGAATTCCCATTCAATCAATCGAACACCATTTTTTGCGCAAAGTTTCCTTTTATTTTCATCAAGTCTTTGCCTATCTGCTAGTCCAGATTGTCCGCCAAAAAACTCAAGTGGGCTGTAATGCTGCTCTCCTTGATACTCCAACCCCAGATTAATAGATGGAATAAAGATATCGAGAGATTGCTTTTCCAACCATGTATCACGAAATTGAAAAACTGCATCAGGAAAATAAGTTTGAGCTATGCAAAATAGTGAAAATTCGCTTATCCATTTTGGAGTGATTTTCCCAGCTATCATAAGCTTTTCGATGAGTGCTTTAAATTCATTATTCCAAAAGGATTCATTTTCTCTTACTTCAACGAAATTTTCATCCTTTCTATATGTTGTGTCGCTTGAGTAAGTACTAAACATATCATATCTAAAAACTCTCTTTGGGAAAGTTCTAATCATTATCTCATAAAACTCTCGCCAGCTTTTACATATACTTCTCACGGCATTAACAACATTGGTTTCATATTCGCGATCAAACAGAGCATCTTCACAGAAAGCTCTATGAGTGTGATTTATTGAGCTCGCTCTTAGTAGCTCAAGTATTCTATGTAATGGTATGTCTTTGATAACTGGGGGGGTGAAAAACCCCCTAATAATCATGTACATAATAATATTTCTCAAATATTGGTTGTCTGCTTGAATGGTAATTACATAATTAAGCGAATTATCATCACTAAGAAGGTTTTGTATTCTTTCAACTCGAGTTACATTTCCAAAACATTCTTGAAGAACCAGTAACCCTATTGAATTAGTAACTGAAACATAGTAGTTTATGTTACCGTCAACAATAATGCCTTCGATGGAATGGAGTTCATAAAAATCATCAAAACCTTCAACCGGGAAATTACTACTTATACCTATATTACTGGTTTCAGAGAAGGCTATATTTCTATTAGCCATATCATAACCAGTATATTTCACGAGGGGGGGAGACTCCTCGTGAATTTTAGACGCGAGGATGAGCATTTTCTTATTTTTCAATAGATAAATTATATCGACGATTATGTTTTCCCAAATCTGTTCTCCATCAATAGATATATTCAGTAATGAGTTTGGTGGGAACTGACGGTGCACCCAACCACGTATCGTTTCTCCATTTATTGTGCAAGCAAAATCCGTTACTGATATGTTTAGGTTCAGATGAGTGAAACAAATAACGTTAATCTCCTCTTCGAGAATATAATTCTCTTCTCGATGACCGCAGTTAATTCTCCATCCGGCATATTCGTCTGTTAGCCAATCTTCATTATTTTCTATTACAATTTCACCCTTCTGAGTAGGTAGATATAACCTATAGCTTAAGAATTCTTCGATTTCATTGGGCGTAAAATTCTCCAAGATTGCGGCTCTCATGTTAGATTTACTTGATGTGCCCTTAGATTTGAGTTTTTTGTAATTCAATAACGCTCTTAATTCTAGTGAGCCAAGATTGTCAAGAGTCTCATTGAGTGTTGCAATCTTGATGTATCCTCGATCAATCAAGGATTTAAGAAGCAAACCTGGGTAGTAAACATAATATTGGTAGTAAAAAATAGAGGGAAAAGTTGTATTTGTTGTCTTAAGCTGACCTATTTTCGCTCTTCTAATCATGACAACTTCATGTGGATAGAGATCTTGATAATGAGGTTCTGCATCAAGAATACAATTTTTTAGTTTTTCGTTGTCGCAGTATACTCCTTTTTTTTTGTTGGACAACAGGTCTTTCATTTCTCCACCTCGTTCTCTACCAGTACATTACCAGATTACTATTCAAATGTATCAGCGTTATCCCTTTGACGATTCTAGAAAGTCAATAACGTCAGTGAGTGAATCTAAAGGAGTTGTAAGGTTCAGTATTACTTGCTTATTCTTCTTCCATGTGTAATTGGCAGGTAAACAGGGATGACATATTGTGATCCATAAGCCTCCCTAATTAACTCTTCAAAAAGTTTCATAAGGCTGGCCTGCATATAACTATCTCCTCATCATTTATTGATACAAATTCTACTTACCCAACCCGAACTTCGCTATAATGCTGGAGTATGTCTTTTATTCCACTCGTGAGCATGTCTGAAATTCTGCGTAATCCTCCGGGTGTAGCAAGCCCTTGCACCGGTATTTGTATTGCAAAGATGGTATTCCCCTCAAGCTGATAGGTCGCAGCTAAGTTCACTTTCAATTCATCTCCTTGCTTATATTCGCTTGGATAAGCAAGAAAAAGAAAGTGACATCCGGTCGATTGACAAAAGGCAAGTGCTTCATATAAATCAGCTCTATTAACCTCGCCGCTATTATTAGCTGATAAGCGTTTGTATTTTGCGTCTACGAGATAAACAATTTCTCCAGTATCCGGCTGGGTCGCACAAACATCAGGATAAACATATAAATGCTGTTGTGGTACCAGATGATGATTACGAACGGTTCCAAAGCGAAAGGCCTTTTGACTGAATACTTTAAGATCTGATTCGCCGATACGAATTGAATTTGTAATCAGCCATTCCCATATCTGCCATGTATTCACAACAAACCCAGGTGACAAGATGTTGCCATTTGTAAAGACAACACCCATTCCATGAATAATGTCATACGCTAAGTCATATTCATTTTTCCATCGTAAATCTCTTGCAGGTAGAGCAAGCCTAGGTCTGCTCACCTGTATGGGGTTTTGTGGTTGGAGTAAAGTAATAGACTCCTGAAGTATCCTTTGCACCATTATGTCTGTTACATGAGGTTGAACATAGCGCATTGCGGCAAGGACCGTTGCGTTATAGTCGTTCTTCTTGTCAAATATGACTTTTTCTTGTGGAATTCCGTCTGGATGTTTAACAAAAGCATCTTCAAAACGTATCTCGCCTTCAATCGAGTAGTCCTCGAATAGAGCTCTTCTATATTTTCGCAGCATGTTACGTCGTAACGGAACGAAAGTTTCAGCTAGAGCTCTGCCTGCAATATCATATAGTGAGCTCAGATACGCCGAAACAGTATGGATATTGTCTCTCTCAAGAAGTCTGCCATGCTTTGACAATGTGGATAGAAGGTAGAAATCTTCCTTCCAATGTGTGTCGTTTTCAGAGAATCCTAGGTATTTAGGCATGATTTCAAGTTCGATTTGTACGGACAAGCGAATAGTCCCCGCAATATTAACCGCACAAACAGTATCCGAATCCATAACTAAAGGAATGGTGGTCAACGAAAGTGCCGTCATAATTCGAGAATTCGCTTTACGAAGTAAAGCGCGCATGCTCTGAGTAGTTATATTACAGTTGTCAGCAAGCTCATCTATACTGATTGGGGTTCCATATTCCTGTAAAATAACCCTATGCATTACGTTCACCAGCCGCGATAAACACACTATAGATATTAGTAGCTGAAATAGTCGGCTTACGCAAGACGGCGCGAATATCTTCAGCAAAATTAGCCTCATCAATAGAATATGGAGATCGGGGATCGGATGCATTAATCACATATCCGATGGATAAAGCATTACCAAAAAACAGTTCCTCTACGTGTGTGATAATCGTATCCCAGACTTGTACACAGAAATCTAAGGATGAGTTGAGGTCATCTATTTGTGGTCTGCAAATGCTCATAAAAATCCCATGTCCAAGTCGATATTCTTCGCCTCGCCCAACTGAAATTTTATCATTAATTCGCTGGAGAGCCCGAATAGCTGCAAAGTATACTTCCGAGGGATTTGTAGGGGTCTCGGGAAGAGGAATATTTGCACTAATGCCAAAGTATGCTCTAAGTGCATTGTAATCCGGTTCTAAAGAAACTGTCGCCCAGCGTCTAAGAAAAGCTACGTCAAGCGGGGCGACTGAAACATCAGCCTGATTCATTGCTGCTAAAATATATAAGCGAGGAGAAAATGCATAATCAAGTGCTCTTCCGTCGGCAGGTGAAATGATTTCAAAACTCTGAGTCGTAGGAAGAACACTACCATCTTCAGCTAAACGTTTATCTGGTTCCAGCGCAGCAATGCTTCCACCAAAAGCCTCCACTGCTGGACCACGGTTGAGCTCGTCAACGATAACAAGTGATGCACTGTCTGGCTGTTTTGCGAATTCATTGGCTCTATATAAAATACCTTGAGAGACACAATATCCTTCATTTGTACCGCCAATTTGAGGAATAATCCCAGTCAGCAAATCGCGGTATTTTGTATTCTGATGAAACGTTGTGCGGAATACCTGCTTGTTTGTTAGCTGTAAAAAAGGTAGACGACGCATAATAGGAGTTTCCACATAAGCAGGTATCGGGATTGCCGCTCCCGGAATATGTGCAGGTGCATCCACTTGTTGGCGAGTTGTTAGGAATTCTTCCGCAACCTCATTCATAAGCCTTGATTTTCCGGTGCCCGGTGCCCCGATAAGCAAGACATTATTCCTGCTCTGGAGTTTAGCCAAAACATCAAATTTATCTGCCATTTGTCCATTCCCTCCCATTTTCAATATCAACATATCCCATTGGGGTTACGTGGACACTTCTACGTGCGTGCAACCCTCTTAATATAGGTTCTTTTACAGCAGGATGCCAATTATCATTCCGTAATGAGAGTTCAGTAGTAAAAGACGGCCAAACACGATCTTCGTTGTCTAAAACCAACAGCAGTATACAGTCATTCGAATCAGCCGGCAATACTTGCGATGGGAAACACTGATGAACAGTTCCGATTCTTACCTCGTTTGGGCGTGCTTTTGTCGGTTGATGCATGATCACATCTGTCGGTAGTAGCCCTTTCCAATATAAGTGACCTGTAAGTGTGCCATCGGTTCCAGGCCCATTGAACATTCGGTTGAACTGTTGCGTAAACTCCTTCGCGGGACTAAATCGCAAATCCCGCGCACCTCCTCCGGACTGGGCATCATTCGATTCAGCTCTGAATTTTCTGAAATCCCCTTGAACGATTTTTTTGTATATAACCAGCTTTACTCCTATTAACGGCGTCTCCACATTTGCCAAAATAATCACCCTTTCTTCATCGGCTAACATCGGTTGGTATATATGGTATTGCACCTCGGTCACGAGCCATATGATAACGATTGAAGCATTCTTCTATTTCGCAGCCATAGTGTCTAGCTGCAGTAGATAATAAGTAATCGCGTGTTATTGTAGATTTTGATTCGCCTTTTATTGTCGGTTGCTTGCGATCCAAAAGGGGAAAGTCCTCTAAGATCAGTTCTAAATCACAGACGCTTAATCCATATGCCTGAGCGACAGCAATGTCGATCTGGCACCTTAACGATGCGATCAGCATTTCATCTGCGTCTGACTCAAGCCGCAATGTCCTAATGGTTCGAGTTGCATTGATAATGGAAGCTGCTAATTCTGAGTCAATGCGGATATCCGGCATTGGAATACTAAGAATCAAGAAGTAGTTTGCTGTTGTCGAAATGATCCGGCGCAACATCCAGTCATATGTAAAACTATTTGTTATCCCCACCCATAGCAGTTCGCGATTACCTTTAATGCTGTCTTGAAAAATGATTGTGGGTACCTTATTCCCACAGGCAACACCTGCTGGAATAATCGAACTCATCATTGTCCTCTCGTTAGTTTGACCGGCAATATCGCAGTAGCCAACGCGTTCTTGTTGCACACGGGTATATACGTCTTTGGGTAGATCCTGCGGGCTTATCCAAAATTGCGGTTTAAATTCGCCGTTAGAAGGTTCCCAATGCGCAGCTCTTCCGGTTCCTGAAACATATTTCTTTACAGGGAACCAGTGCTGCTGAACCATTCGACCTTCAACAACACCAATTGTTGCACCGTATGGCTTATTGCTGAACAATGCCTTATCATTTGTCATATCCAATTCTCTGGATATGCTGCATTCCCATCCTGATCTACTCGCCCAATCACAACCGTTATTATGAATGCGAAAATAGAGCTCCATTTCTTTGTCTGACCTTACTTCAGGCAATGTTAGGTCTGGCCTGGTCTTTCTCAATAAAGGTATCGGTATGGTAACAAATTCTGATACTGTATTCTCCTTCTCTGTACTGTCTCCGTATGCGAGATTAATGCCTTCAGCAAGTGAATCGCAATCAGAAAAGTCACAATCTAGTAAAAGAAATTTAAATCTTGTATCTATGGCAAAGAATCGAGCACGGTTACTAAGAATAATGAAACTAATATGAGAACATCTTTTCACAAGTACCTCCCGAATAGAGGTAGTTCCCTTCGACCGAATAATACCAGCTGGCAAGAGCATAAAGACTCTCCCATCCTCCTTAACAGCACCGAAAGACCTCTGTAGGAATGCAATGTATGTATCTGATTCGGTGTTCCTTAACCAGTCATATTGCTCTCTTAGTCTCTTATTATAATCAGCAAGTTTCTTTTTTTCGACGATGAAACTGTTCGTATCATATTGATCGTACTCTGTCCCATAAGTGTGGTCATTCCCATTCTTTAGCATGTATGAATGCCGGGAAAGCTTGACCTTCCCCCAAGGTGGATTTCCTACAATAATGTCGAATTTTTTAACAGGAAGAGCCTCATCAATAAGGCTGTCCATCCGACGCCACTTTCTTGTCATTGCCTCTATGCTCAAGACGCTCGACAAGAACGCAGATAAAGCTATTCGGCAACCGCGAATCGCATATTCTGACATATCAAAAGCATAGACATTATGTTCAAGCCAACGTTCGACATCATTAGGATATTGTTTTCTATATGAAGCTACCACTGCAGCTAGTAAAATGCCAGAACCAGATGCCAAATCCGCGATAGTTTTTTCCTTTGACAAAGATAATCTGCACTGTTCGCCGATCAAGCTTGCAAGCCTAAAGTCTGTGTAATAAGCTCCTGTCTCTTTTTGTTCTGCTCTATCGAGTGGCTCTCGTGATAAGGCTGAAATCACAAGGGCTTTATCCACACCGACTGTTTCCGATAATGAGGTCAGTCCAGAAGAAATATTGTTCAAAGTTTCTTCTTTGAATATTGGATTTATTCGGAAGGCTAAACAATAGTCATTATAATCAAATCCTCCAATGGTGCTCGACCAAAATTCAAGCAGCTGGAGTCTACCTTCATATTCATCAGCTATATTTTGGGTTGCTTTATCTATAAGAGCCTTAAATGGCTGCAAAAGCGTGGCTTCATATGTTGTTGGTACAGCCATTTTTATCATTCCCTTTCGTGTATATAATTAAGTACTCATCGACTTGTGATTTTCGTAAAACAGCGGCCGGATTCGGCCGATAACTTCCTATGCTCTGTAAGTTGATGACCTCAACTTTACCAGATAGTGTTAATTCATGTTTTAGAGACTCAATATCGACATGACCATCATTACTGTATGATAGCAGGATTCTCTTTGCTGGCAACTGGGTTAATAGCTTCACCAAGGCTTTCTGAGCTTTTATTTTATAGCAGAATACTGAAGCATCTTGTTTCCAAGGCCTTAATCCAGAAACGCCTTCAACAACTGGTTCATCTTCCTGAGCAACTGTCTCTAGAATGTGATAGTATGACGCATATTGTCGTTTTGTATATGGCGGATCAATGTATACAACATCGTCTGGAGTACAGGGAAGGTTAAAAACGTCACAACATAAAGCTTCATATGACACTGGTTTGGCTAATAATTCAGTACCATTCATTTGAAAGGTGCGTTGGGATTGCTTCGTCCATTTTGATAGAAAGCAACCATATGTCCCGGCAATATTCGCGACGTCATTCATTGAGGACATAAGGTTCGCTAGCAGTAATGTATGCTCTTTAGCGGTTATCACACCTTCACGATACCACTCAGCAATGCAAGTACGTATTGCATCAATGTGCTTAGCATTGTCCTCTGTAAAATACCGTCGCTCGTGTGGAATAAATTTTTTTGAGGCAGGCGAGTATTCTCTCCAAAAAAAACCCTTTGTCGGCCGAATTGAATTCAACCTATCTATAGCCGCTTTGTACCCACCAAAACTTCTAAACTCAACATCCTGACAAGATAACAATCTAGCTTCAGACATAATCACAGCATTAAGCAGTCTATCGCTAATGAGAACTGGCCATCCAGCTAGTGCGGTTTCATAAGCAACTATACCTGTACCACACATAGCATCAACAAATCTGCTGTTTGATGATGACGGCTCTCCTAAATATTCAATTATTGATTTGACGATTCTTGTTTTTGAGCCGATGTAACGATATCCCATATGTTATTTCACTCGTACCTTTCCAGCCGCTTTTTAATGTATATTAGTACTTTAAATGAGCTTTCATACGTTCACTTTAAATACAATAAATCAATACATCAATATTTCGGCAGTATTTCCATTATGTCACTGATATCACATTCCAGCGCTGTACAGATTTTCTGTAGTATCTCCGTATTTACATTCTCATTTTTCCCAAGTTTTGTTATGGAAGCAGAACTGATACCAGAGGCTTTTTGTAAGTCTTTTTTCTTCATGTCTTTGTCAATTAGTAATTTCCAGAGTTTTTTGTAGCTTATTGCCATCGTAACCACCTCTCCAAAACGGACTCATAGTTAATCCTATATTATTATACCAGAGAGGGCAATTAATATCAATGATTATTCTTTACGTTCACTCGAATTATTCCTGAATTATATTGATTGGTTCTTTATAATAGTTTTAAGAAATAACTTCAAAGCAATAAAGCTCCTCGACGATATGTATTATACAACACAAAGGTTATTTTGTTTTAGTCGGCAAGATGATTTTATATATTGACATACAGGTAAATAATCGCTATAATAGTGTTGTAAAGGCTAAAGGAGGTTATATTATGCCCGAAGAGTTCAACAATCAAACGCTGACTGACAACATTACATATTTATTAAAAGAACTTGACAAAAAAATAGGTGAGTTTGAAGCCGAAGTGGGAGTAAGTCCAGGATATATTTCCAGAATTAGTAAAGATGGAGGGACTAAGCCGGGGATAGATTTTATTATGAACGCAGCTAGTGTCTTAAGAATTAGTATGGATTTACTCTTAAAGCACAACCTAACTAATTTGACTCCTAATGAGAAATATCTAATTCCATTTTTGGAGAAACTAAGTGAAGATACTTTGGAGGATAAGTTAGATTGGAATACCGAGACATCTGTATCGCTTAATCGTGGAGAAGCAGACATTAACGGAAACCCATTGCATCCACTGTTTAGTTGTGAAACTTTCTTGGAGGGGGAAAGCAAAGGCTTTTCGCAAAGAACAGCAAAAGTAATGTTTGTTTCTAACACCTATGCCAAAAGCACCACTATTGATGGAAACTGTTATAACGTTCGCTTAAAAAATGGTGCTGTCTTGTATCTCATGAATGTTGCTGAAGGTGACGATATTTTTACATTCGGTGAATCAGCGAAGGAAATCTGGATGGTTGTACCATATAGCAAACCACACTTTCTTGTTAGTAGTAAGGGCTCAACCTCAATTGCTGGTTTGGTAGATAGTTTATATACATTGGTTGACTATCAAATGAAGAAACCTAGAGTGAAGAAAGAAATCAAATACGTTATTGATGCATATATGAAAGATGATTTGAGTGATGATGATTCGAACGATAGTGTTGATGATGACGATATTCCTTTTAATTGATTGTTAGGAGGAAGCGAAATGTTTAAACAACCTATAAGAAATTTTCGAGCCTCTAAATCAATGGCCCCTCGTTTCTGTGACGTTATTGTAGAAGGCAAAAAGATTTATTTAGAGCAGAAAATAAAAGGTCATTGCGTAACAATTCCTTGGGAGGATGTTGTATATCAAGTTCAAGCAGCAATCGCTGCATATGAAGAGAAACTACCGCGAACTGCCCCGTAAACAATCGAGGAGCTAAAGACGGAGTTATCTACGAACCCTTTAATGGGTGAATAGATAACTCCGTCTTTTTTTATCGCAGTAACGCAAGATATGGGTTTATTTCCATCAGCAATAAGGGTTATATATTTTTAGAAGCTTGAAGCTTCAAAATAAATCACAATGTCCAAGTGCGCATTAGGACGGCGGGATGCAAATGAGTTCAGATCACAGTGAAAAAGCTGTATCTGGAATCAAGATGCACCTACCGTAACTTAGTGCGCACTTTTTTTCGTGTTCACAAGTTAGGGGGTCACTTTGAACCTCAATTTGCATACCGCCGGCCTTCGTTAGGACGGAAAGGAATGCAAAAATGCGTAAACCACAAAAGAACCGCAGTATTAGTTACTCTTACACCTGTTGGGATGAGGAAAGCAAAGCTTACTTCACCATCCCAATCACTCCGGGTCAAGATGGTGTTACGGAAGACCATATCCTGCTTCTTCAGAGCCTAGACCATCGTGAAGCCCTAGATAACCGTTATGCAGAAGAACATCTGGATTTTGGTACCGCGAACAAAAAAGCAAATTGTTTTGAAGATTCAGAGAGCTTTCCAGATGACCCCATAGAAAATCTCGGAACAAGTAAAACAGATCCGGCATACCTTTTAGGTCAAGCTTCAGATGAACCGAGTGCAATGGTGGAGCTCTTATCACAACTCATGCAAGAACTAGAACCACAACAAGAAGATCTTATCTACGAAGTGTATGGTGCCTGCCGTCAGCTAACCGAAATTGCGAAAGAGCAGGGTGTCACTACAGCTGCCGTTTCTCGTCGCATTAGCAAAATCGTAGCTCGCTTAAAAAAACTCTTCGCTCAAAGAGGCATCTCCTAACAAATAAACCTTGTTTTCAAGGGGGGGTTAACTTTTTCGGCTTTAAGTAGAGGGAGAATTCACTACAACAAAACCGACCTTCCTCCGGGAGCAGACCCGTTTACATGTAAGGAGGTTATGCCTATGAATCTGCAACATCAAGTGCGAATCCATATTGCTCAAAAAGAGGGTTCCCATCCAAGCGCTGTGCTCAAAAGCGGGATCAGAAAGATTCCACAAAGGCTCTTAAATTTTCTCTTCGGTGAGTTCACTGAAGTTCTAGTGCTCACACCGGGGCAGAGCGTTCAGTCCGTAGAAATCCACGAAATCAAGAAAGGGGGTTAATCAATGAGCCGCATCCAATTACTTTTCGAAGTGGTCAACCACCTAGAATCCCTGTCCGCCAGTCTTAGAACCCTAGCAGAAGTTATGTCCGATAACTCGTCACAAGAGAACATCGTTACCCCGGTGCCGGAAGTAACCCTTAGTGTTAAGCCCATCACCATGGAAGAAGTCCGGGCTGTGCTTACCCCGATCAGCCAAAGTGGGAAGACCGCACAAGTCAAAGAACTGCTTCTCAAATATGGGGTGAATCGGTTAAGCGAACTTGATGCTTCCCATTATGAAGCACTCATCGCGGATGCCAGGGAGTTAGCTCATGGGTAAACATGCGATTCTTTCTGCTTCTAGTTCACACCGCTGGATGAATTGTAGCCCTTCAGCAAGGTTAGAGCAGCAGTTCGAAGATCGCGAAACTACAGCCGCAGCGGAAGGTACAGCAGCTCATACACTGGCAGAGCACAAGCTTCGTAAAGCTTTAAAGATGCGAAGCAAGAAACCGATCTCGCCTTTCGATAGTGACGAGATGGATGAACACACAGATGCCTATGTGAACTTTGTCTTAGAGCAACTGGAGCTGGCCAGACAAACCTGCCCTGACCCTGTGGTGCTTATCGAGCAGAGATTGGATTTCTCTCAATATGTGCCGGATGGCTTTGGCACCGGAGATTGCATTCTCATCGCAGATAAGAGATTACACATCATTGATTTGAAGTACGGTTCAGGGATAGTCGTTAGTGCCGAGCACAACAGCCAGATGCTGTTATATGCCTTAGCTGCTCTGGAGATCTTCGACACCCTATACGACGTTGAAGAAATCTCCATGACCATCTTCCAACCACGAAGAGAGAATGTCAGCACCTGGAAGATCTCAACCGATGCCCTGAAAGAATGGTGTTCAAACGAACTCATACCGAAAGCCAAGCTGGCTTTCAAAGGAGAAGGGGAATACTGCCCGGGTGAATGGTGTACGTTCTGCCGAGCCGCAGTCAAGTGTCGAGCCAGAGCGGAAGAGAAACTGAGATTAGCACAATCGGAATTCGCCTTACCACCTTTGCTCAGTGACGAAGAAATCGAAGCAGTCTTAGGAAAACTCAGTGACATTGCTAAATGGGCCAATGACATCAGCACCTATGCATTGAATGCAGCACTCAACCATGGCAAGCAGTGGTCGGGGTATAAAGTGGTGGAAGGCCGTAGCAATCGACGATTCAAAGATGAGAATGCGGTAGCGGATACTGCCAAACAACATGGGTATCAGGACATTTATAAACAAAGTCTCATAACCTTAACTGAGTTTGAGAAACTCCTAGGTAAGGTAAAGTTCAATGAAATCCTGGGAAACTTCGTCGAAAAGCCACCCGGGAAACCAACCCTTGTCCCTCTATCGGATAAGCGTCCGGCACTACATGGATCAAACGTCAATGACGATTTTAAAGAAAATATGGAGGTTGAATAACATGGCAAATCAGAACAACAGCAAAACCAAGGTCATCACCGGAGTCAATACTCGACTCAGTTACTTCCACGGTTGGGAGCCGATGTCCATCAACGGTGGAACCCCCAAATATAGCGTTTCAGTATTAATTCCCAAGAGCGATAAAGAGACCATCCGAGCCATTGAAGCGGCGATCGATGCAGCCATCGAAGAGGGTATCGCCAAGTTCGGCGGCAAGAAACCCAATAAAGCAGCGATCAAGCTGCCCTTAAGAGATGGCGATATTGAGCGCGATGATGAAGCTTACAAAGGTCATTACTTCATCAATGCCAACAGCACTACTGCTCCACAGATTGTAGATAAAGCAGTAAAGCCGATTCTCGATCGGGACGAGGTCTACAGCGGCTGTTATGGTCGAGTCTCCTTGAACTTCTACGCTTTCAATTCAAACGGAAATAAAGGTGTAGCTTGTGGTTTAGGAAACATCCAAAAACTGCGTGACGGAGAGCCCTTAAGCAGCCGATCGAAAGCCGAAGATGAGTTCACCACTGTTGAGGAAGATGACTTCCTCGTTTAGCCAACTAAGAACCCTGGTAGGAAGGCGGAATATCTCTACCTTCCTACCCCAGTTGGAAAAGGTGGTGACTACATGAAATCTTTGAGTATCGATATCGAAACATTTTCTTCTGCGAACTTGAGCAAAAGTGGTGTGTATAAGTATGCCGAATCTCCGGATTTCCAAATCTTGCTCTTTGCTTATTCCGCCGACGAAGGTGAAGTACAGGTGGTGGATCTAGCTCAAGGAGAAGAAATCCCGTCAGAAATCCTAGGTGCTTTATCTGACCAGGCGATAATCAAATGGGCCTTCAACGCACAATTCGAGCGAATCTGTCTATCTCGTTTTCTCGGGATGCCTTTGGGGACTTACCTCAATCCCGAGGGCTGGAAATGTAGCATGGTCTGGTCAGCGACTTTGGGGTTACCTCTCTCGCTCGAGGGAGTGGGAGCTGTACTTGGATTAGAGAAGCAGAAGCTCCAAGAAGGGAAGTCCTTAATCAAGTTCTTCAGTGTTCCCAATCACGCGAACGAAGGCTCGTCACGAAACCAACCTGCAACCGATCCGGAGAAATGGCAACGTTTCAAAGCCTATAACCAACGCGATGTGGAGACAGAGTTAGGGATTCAAGCCAAGTTAGCTAAGTTTCCGGTTCGAGATTTGGAGTGGCATCATTATTGGCTGGATCAGAAAATCAACGATATCGGGATAGCCTTGGATATGGAGTTTGTCAAGCAAGCCATTCAATGCGATATCCTCACCAAAGAAAAACTAAGGATTCAGATGCGAGATTTGACTGAACTGGAGAACCCCAACTCCGTGTTACAAATGCGGGATTGGCTAGCCGAGAACGGATTGGAGACCGAGTCGCTGGGCAAATATGCAATCAATGACCTCATGGAAACTGCTCCTGAAGAACTTATTGAGGTATTGTCCTTACGCCAGGAGCTTGCAAAGTCCTCCGTGCAAAAATACACTTCAATGTCCACTGTAGTTGGTGAAGATGGAAGAGCTAGAGGCCTGATCCAGTTCTATGGAGCCAACCGCACCGGCAGATATGCCGGAAGGCTAATCCAAGTACAAAACCTACCGCAGAACCACTTGCCGGATTTAAGCGCGGCAAGGCAACTCGTCAAAGCGGGTTCTTTTGAAGCAGTAGAGCTGTTATATGAGAGCACTACAGGCGTGCTCTCGGAGCTTATTCGCACAGCCTTTATTCCTAAATCGGGAACGCGCTTCATTGTAGCGGACTTCTCGGCCATTGAAGCACGGATCATTGCCTGGCTTGCCGGTGAGAAGTGGCGGATGGAGGTCTTTGCATCGGGTGGAGATATCTACTGTGCTTCAGCATCCAAGATGTTCCATGTTCCAGTCGAGAAGAACGGAATCAATGGCCATCTCAGACAAAAAGGGAAGATTGCAGAACTTGCCCTGGGTTTTGGCGGTTCGGTTGGAGCACTCAAGGCCATGGGAGCTCTGCAGATGGGTTTAAAGGAAGAAGAGCTAAAGCCCCTGGTTCATACCTGGCGCAAGTCCAATCCCCACATTGTAAAGCTGTGGTGGGATGTCGACAAAGCAGCTATGATGGCGATCCGTGATAAAACCACCACAGAAACACACGGCATCCGGTTCTCGTATTTAAGCGGGATGCTCTTCATCACACTGCCTTCCGGGAGAAACCTTGCCTATGTTAAACCACGTATCGGTACTAACAAGTTTGGCTCGGATGCGGTGACCTATGAAGGCGTCGGTGCTACCAAGAAGTGGGAACGTCTCGAAAGTTATGGACCAAAACTCGTAGAGAACATCGTACAAGCCACAGCTCGCGATATCCTGGCAGAAGCATTACTACGCTTAAACCAAGCTGGATACACCATCGTCATGCACGTTCACGATGAAGTCGTGCTCGAGGTTCCCTTTGGTGTCTCTTCAGTCGAGGAAGTCTGTCAGATTATGTCCATCACACCTACCTGGGCACACGGCTTACTTCTCGATGCTGCCGGGTTCGAGTGTGAGTTCTACAAGAAAGACTAAATGAAAGGAGGTCCGATATGAGTATTAGCAAGTTTAACTCTGCTGGGTGCTTTGATCCGACAGCATTTGAAGCATTAACCCGCATTGAGCAGGAGACCAGCCAGTTTCCCTACATGCCCATCGTCTACATCTGTTCCCCCTTCTCGGGAGATATTGATAGAAATCAAAAAAGAGCAAGGTCGCATTGCCGATTTGCTCTCGACCAAGGATATATCCCCATTGCCATGCATTTACTCTTACCTCAGTTTATGAACGACAGTGATTTGAGAGAACGCAATTTAGCGCTGTTCATCAATCTCATCCTTATGGGCAAGTGCAAAGAAGTCTGGGTGTTTGGTGACTGTATCTCAGATGGAATGGCGATTGAAATCACCAAAGCCAAGAAAAGAGGTCAACCTATCCGATATTTTGGCTTGGACCACGAGGAGGTCGAGGAGTATGCGTGATTTAGCCATCGCCTACGGAAACAGTCGACAGGCCAAGAAGTGGGTCAACAAGATCATCACCTTTGCAGAGCTGAAGGAAAGGTTGAAAGTCACGATCCGCACGACGGAATCCGCAGAAGAGTATGCCAAGTTTAACAAGGCCCAAAAAGATAATGCGAAAGACCACGGTGGTTTCGTTGCCGGAGCACTTAAGGGTGGTCGTAGGAAAGTCGATACAGTAGAGTATCGTTCCATGGTGGCTTTGGATGGAGACCGAATCGACACAGCGTTTCTTGAAAACTTTGAAACCGTTATCCCTTTTACCTCAATCCTATACTCGACCCATAGTCATACAAAAGACAGCCCCAGAGTCCGGTTGGTTTTCCCCCTTACAAGAGATGTAACACCGGAAGAGTTTGTGGCTGTGTCAAGATACTTAGCTCAAATGCTCGGTATCGATTACTTTGATGAATGCTCCTATCAGCCAAATCAGCTGATGTATTGGCCTTCCACTTCGTCCAACGGCATCTTTGTTTATCGGGAAGTGGAGAAGATGTGGCTTAACCCCGATGAGATTTTAAGTGCTCACCCAGAATGGACAGACCCTACCAGGCTACCGACTTCGTCTCGGGAGAGTAAAGCCAATACCATCACCGACAAGAAAGTCCAAGATCCTCTGGCGAAGGATGGGGTTGTCGGACTTTTCAATCGGGCTTTTTACCCCATAACCATAGCCATCGAAACCTTCTTGCCAGAAATATACAATCCAACAGAAAACGAAAACAGATACCACTTCATCGGATCGAGCAGTATGGCGGGTGTTGAGATCAAAGAAGAGGGAAAGTTCGCTTACAGCCACCATGCCAAAGACCCTGCTTATCTGAAACTCTGCAATGCCTTTGACCTCGTCCGCATCCATAAGTTTGGTGATGACGACAATAAAAAGTCCTTTAAAGAGATGTGCGAGTTTGCGATGCAACTCGATGAAGTCAAAGTCCTAGCTGTTAATGAACGTTTAGCAGAAGCAGCGGTGGACTTTCCCACAGGTGAGGATGACTGGAAGACCTTGCTTAAGTATCAGCCAAGAACCAGTCTCTTAGAAAACAGTGTTTATAACTTAAATCTCATCCTGAACAACGACCCAGATTTTGCGAATTTCGCTTATAACCAGCTAGCAAACCGCATCCAAGTCACAGGAGCACTCCCCTGGGAACGACCGGAAGGAAACATTTTCTGGAGAGATGCCGATACAGCACAGTTGAAGTCGGTTATCGATATTCGCTATCTTCCTTTCTCCAGTAGAAACCATGATGTGGCTTTTACCAAAATAGCAGATGACCGACACTTTCACCCTATCAGAGATTACCTGGACTCCCTTCCAGCGTGGGATGGGGTGAAGCGAGTTGAGGATGTCTTTATTAAGTATATGCAAGCTGAGGATACGGAATACACCCGCACTATAACCCGAAAAGTCTTTGCAGCGGCTGTGGCTCGTATCTATGTCCCGGGTATCAAATTCGACTGTGTTCCCGTCATTGACGGAGAGCAAGGCATTGGCAAAAGCACGATTGTGAAAGACCTTGTCACACCAGAATTCTATTCGGAATCTCTAACCCTAACCGATATGGATGATAAGACTGGAGCTGAGAAACTACAGGGGTTCTGGGTGGTGGAAATCGGCGAGCTTGCTGGCATGAAAAAAGCCGATATCGAGAAGATCAAAGCCTTCCTCTCGACCTCAGACGATAAATATCGACCTTCCTATGGCAGAGTGGTAGAAAGCCATCCAAGGCAGTGCATCATCATTGCAACCGTGAATGGGGAGCGTGGATATTTACGTGACATCACCGGCAACCGCCGCTTCTGGATTATTAAGGTGCATCAGAAAGAGCAGAAAAAGACCTGGGAGTTCACGGAGGAATTCAGATGCCAGTTCTGGGCCGAGTCAAAAGCTATATGGTTAGGCGGTGAAAAACTCTATCTCGAGGGTAAAGTGCTTCGCGAGGCAGAGAGAGCACAAAAGGGTGCGCTGGAGATCGATGAGCGAGTAGGCATGGTGGAAGAATACCTGAGTTCAAAGCTGCCACTGGATTGGGATAGCATGGATCTATTTACTCGACGAAACTACTTAAGCGGTAGCGAGTTTGGCGAGGTCAAACATGTGGGAAGTGCTACACGAACTTCTGTAAGCAATGCGGAAATTTGGTGCGAATGCTTCCAACGCAATCTCTCTGAGCTAAAGGCTACGGATAGTTATCAGATTGCTGTCATTATGGCTCAGATTCCGGGTTGGGAACGTACCAATCTGATTAAGCGTTTGCCGCTCTACGGTAGACAGCGCATCTATCGTTATAGCCAGGAGTGAACACAACACAACACAAGATTTTCCCTTATATTTGAAATGCTATTTTTAGATATAGACAGTGAATGCCTGTGTGCATACACGCGCGTAGGTAATATAGGGAAAATCTTGTGATCTTGTGTTCTTGTGTCAGATGGGAGGTAGAAAATTGAACGAAAAATATATCGAGCAGACCTTGGTAAAAGCAGTAAAAGAGGTGGGAGGAATCGCACCAAAGATGGTTAGTCCCGGGTTAAGTGGTATGCCTGACCGCTTAGTCTTATTGCCACATGGCAAGCTGGCTTTTGTGGAGTTGAAAGCCCCGGGTAAGAAAATGCGACCGCTGCAAGTATACCGAAAAAGGCAGTTGGAGAGACTTGGGTTTTCAGTTTACTGTATCGACCAAGTGGAGCATATCGAAATTGTCTTACAAACGATGGGAGGTGATGCCAAATGAAGTTCATACCACACGAGTATCAAAGCTATACGATCGATTACATCGTGCAACACCCAATTGCTGCGGTGCTTCTGGATATGGGACTTGGTTGAGCAAAACGGTGATTACACTAACTGCGTTGCAAGAACTCTTGTTCGATTGCTTCGAGGTGCATAAGATTTTAGTCATAGCTCCACTTCGGGTAGCACAAACGACCTGGCCTGCGGAGATCGAGAAGTGGGATCATCTCAAAAACCTGAAGTTCTCTGTAGCGATTGGCACAGAAGAAGAGAGAAGGAAAGCCCTTATGTCCAAAGCGGATATTTACCTGATCAATCGTGAAAATGTAGACTGGCTTGTCAACAGAAGCAAGATTTCCTTTGACTATGACTGTGTGGTTGTAGATGAGTTATCTTCCTTCAAGTCGGGAAGTGCAAAACGCTTTCAGAGTCTGATGAAAGTGAGACCCAGAGTAAAACGAATCATCGGATTAACTGGAACCCCATCGAGTAATGGTTTGATGGACTTGTGGGCCGAGTTTCGATTGTTGGATTTGGGTCAAAGACTTGGAAGGTATATCACTCAATATCGCACTCGATTCTTCACACCGGATAAACGCAATCAGCAAGTGGTTTTCTCCTACAAACCCTTACCAGGTGCAGAGGAGAATATCTATCGGCTGATCTCGGATATCACCATCTCCATGAAGTCAACGGATTATTTGAAGATGCCGAGTTGCGTAGTGAATGAAGTGCCGGTTTACCTGAGTACAAGTGAAAGAAGCAGCTACGATACCCTTCGTGAAGATATGATCCTGCAATGGCAGGAGGAAGAGATCGATGCTGTGAATGCTGCGGTTCTTGCGAATAAGCTTCTGCAAATGGCCAATGGTGCAGTCTACGATGCAGGGAAGCAAGCTCACTATATTCATGAGCGTAAGCTGGATGCCTTAGAAGACCTCATTGAAGGAGCGAATGGCAAACCGGTATTGATTGTCTATTGGTTTCATCACGACTTAGAACGAATCGCTAAGAGGTTTTCGGTTCGACAAATCAAGACAGCAAGCGATATCGCAGACTGGAATGAAGGCGGGATTCCTGTAGCTGCTATTCATCCTGCTTCAGCCGGACATGGGCTGAACTTACAAAACGGGGGTTCGACCTTGATCTGGTTTGGCCTGACATGGTCCTTGGAGTTGTATCAGCAAACCAATGCCCGATTATGGAGACAAGGACAGAAGCATACAGTGGTGATTCATCACATCGTTTGCAAAGGAACCATCGATGAGCAAGTCATGAAAGCGTTGCAGAAAAAAGAGAAGACTCAAGCAGACCTCATAGAGGCGGTCAAAGCCAATCTGTTTGCAAGGAGGAGAACGGCATGAGTAACTATGAAGAACTCGCCAATGCCATCGTAATTCAAGCCGTAGTGGATTACCGCATAGCCACTAAGAGGTTAGAAAAACATCCTCTTGATAAAATTCAGAAACACACACAACGAGAAGTGCTAAGATTCTTTCGATCCGATTGGTTTGGCATATTGACGACCTTGGACTCGGAAGTTATAATCGAAAAGCTTGCAAAGGAGGTGGCTGAATGACAGCTAAGGAGTATCTCGGCCAAGCCTATAGACTAGACCAACGAATCAACAGTAAGTTAGAGCAGGTTTCTTCCTTGAACGAACTGGCAAAAAAAGTGACCACTACTCTAACTGGTATGCCAAGAAACCCTAATCAGGCAACCTCCATGATGGCAGATGCTATTGCTAAGATCATTGATCTACAAGCTGAGATCAACGGAGATATCGATCGCTTAGTCGATTTGAAGCGAGAGATGGTTAAGGTGATTAAAGCAGTAAACAATCCAGAGTATCAGACCCTACTAGAACTTCGATACTTGTGCTTCTACACGTGGGAGCAAATCGCTGTGGACATGGGTTACAACGTCCGCCATGTCTACCGAATTCATGACGAAGCAGTGGAATGTGTCGTGCTTCCGTAAACATGTCACTAAATGTCACTTGTTGTCATGGTGCCGGTTATGATACTATAAGATTAGGTAAATAGGATAAAACGACCGCCGAGGATAAAACCCTCTGGCGGTCGTTGTTATTTGTAATGTGTGAGGTGACCTAATGCCATACAAACCGAAGCGTCCTTGTGCTTACCTTGGTTGTAGTCGATTGGCTGAGAGTGGACAATACTGTGCAGAACATCAGAAGAAAAGAAATAAGCAATACAACAAGTTTGAGCGAGACCCTAAATCCAACAAAAGATATGGTCGTGCCTGGAAACGGATTCGTGACAGATATATAAAGGCTCACCCTTTATGTGAGGAGTGTAAGCGAAATGGAATCTTAACTCCCGCTGAAGAGGTTCATCACATTACACCTCTATCCAAAGGTGGTGGCAACGAGAGAAGCAACCTCATGTCTTTATGCAAATCTTGTCATTCTCGGATCACTGTTGAGAGTGGAGACCGGTGGATTCAGTGAGATTTAATTGAGTCATAGCCTGAATTTACTATTTTCAGTGCAGAGAAAAGTGTAGACGATTTTAGTACAATTCGAGCACGCAATTTGTCTTGGGGGTTTCGACTTTCCAGAAAGTAGAAGTAGTCACTAGAACTCCTATTTTTGCGAACCATGAAGCTTCCATGTGCAAATGAGTTTCTGATGTATCTAAAAAGAGAAGTCATTTCTCCTTCACCGGTCTTTATAAAAACACTGACTTCCTCAAAAGAATATGACTGGAATTGCTTATAAAACTTTAAGTTCTCAATAAATTCACTCTCTCCCACACATACAAAAGGTATTGGAACAAGTGAGGGGTTTAGAATAGTTTTTTTTAGTGCCTTAAATTGATATCCTCCTTCCCATCCTAGCTCTTTAAAAGTTTTCGATCCAAAGGCTGTGTTTTCAGCTGGACATTTCCAAAGATAGAAGTTTAGTATTTCACCGTAGTGCGGATCTTTGATTTCGTGTTTAGGATTGAAAGTGCACCACGTCATATTTTTTATGTTAGATATGACTACCACTCCTTTCTTTTTCTACTTGCAGTAAATTATAACAGATTTTCATGAATGGGGGTAGTCCAATCTCTAAAATGAACTTTTTCGGACAACGGTGTGGGCCTTCACGCTAAAAAACGCAGAATCAAAGAGGGGAATTGCCCTCGAGTGAAAGTGAGGTGATGCTATGGCAAAGGATGGAACCATTCGTGGTGGTGCTCGAGTGGGAGCAGGAGCAAAAAAGAGGCCTTTAGCGGATAAGATCATGGAGGGAAACCCCGGTGGGAGGAAACTAACTGTCATCGAGTTTAACAACACGGCAGACTTAAAAGGTCTCTCCATGCCAGAACCCAACAAAATGTTGGAAGCCATTCAGAAAGATGGTAAAGCACTTATTGCCGGAGAAATCTTCAAAAACACCTGGCAGTGGCTTAACGAACGCAATTGTGCAGCGCTTGTTTCTCCTCAACTGCTAGAACGCTATGCGATGAGCGTTGCTCGTTGGATTCAATGTGAAGAGGCCGTTACCGAGTATGGTTTCTTAGCGAAACATCCAACAACCGGTAATGCAATACAAAGTCCGTATGTGGCCATGGGTCAAAACTATATGAGCCAGACCAACCGTCTCTGGATGGAGATCTTTCAAATTGTCAAAGAAAACTCTGTTGGAGAGTATAGTGGAACAAATCCACAAGACGATGTCATGGAGCGTTTGCTCACAGCTAGGCGAGGGAAATAAGGAGTGATGAAAATATGCTAACTTACAAAACCGCAGAAAGCGTGTGCATGGGCCATCCGGATAAACTCTGTGATCTCATTGCAGATAGTATCTTAGATGCTTGTTTGCGAGAGGATCGTGCATCAAGAGTGGCCTGTGAAGTTCTGGCGACCAAGGGAAAGATTGTTGTAGCGGGTGAAATCACCTGTAGCGCGAAAGTCGACATCCGATACATCACGAGAAGTGTCTTAAGAGATGTTGGATACAATCCCAGAGAATTCGATGTTCTTGTCTTTGTCCATCAGCAGAGTGCAGACATCTCCGCCGGGGTCGATCAGGCTTTGGAAGCACGAGCTGGTCTAACTGAACCGTATAGCACCTTGGGTGCCGGGGATCAAGGGACGATGTATGGCTATGCATGCATCGAAACATTGGAGCAGCTACCTCTTCCCATTGTCTTAGCACATCGCTTAGTTAAACGAATGGACAGTTGTCGCAAGGGAAAGCTAATCAAGGGAATCAAATCGGATGGCAAAGCTCAAGTAACGGTGGAGTATGAAGATGGCAAACCAAAACGAGTCAAGACCATCGTCATTTCTGTTCAACATGATAAGGATAAAACATTGCCCGAGTTGAAAGCAGATATCCTCACCCATGTCTTATGGCAGTGCTTTGAAGATTTCCCTTTTGACGAAAACACGGAAATCCTGATAAATCCCGCAGGAAGGTTTGTCGAAGGGGGTCCTGCAGCAGATACAGGCCTCACCGGGAGAAAGATCATGGTCGATACCTATGGTGGCTTAGCTTCCCATGGAGGTGGTGCTCTCTGCGGCAAAGACCCCACGAAGGTGGACAGAAGCGGTGCTTACATGGCGCGTTATATTGCCAAGAATATTGTTGGGAGCGGTCTTGCTACAGAATGCGAGGTCGCTCTTTCTTATGCCATTGGTAAAGCCAATCCGGTCGCTGTCAATGTGACATCCTTCCAAACCAGTAAACTTACAGATGAACAGCTCAGTGGTGTTGTCAAAGAAGTATTCAATCTCCGACCGGCAGCGATGATTGAAAAGTTGAAATTAAGAACACCCTTCTATGCGGACACTTCCACCTATGGACACTTCAACTCCATCTTGTTTCCCTGGGAGCAGGTTAATATGGTCACTGAATTGAGAAAGGCAGCAAGTAACTATGCAAATTGAAAAACTAAAGATAGAGCATCTCCTCCCAGCGGAATACAACCCCAGAAAAGACTTGAAGCCAGGAGATGCAGAATATGAAAAGCTCAAGCGCTCCATTCAGGAGTTCGGTTATGTAGAACCCATTATCTGGAATAAAAACACCTCTCATATTATCGGTGGCCACCAGCGACTTAAAATCTTACTAGATTTAGGGTATACCGAAGTCGAATGTGTAGTGGTGGATATGAGTGAGGACAAAGAAAAAGCGCTCAACATCGCACTCAACAAGATCAGTGGCGCTTGGGATCAAGAGAAACTCGCTCTCCTGATTACCGACCTTCAAGGGACCGACTTCGATGTTTCTCTCACCGGTTTTGATCCAGCTGAACTGGATGACCTGTTTAAAGATTCACTCAAGGATGGCATTAAGGACGACGACTTCGATGTTGATTCAGAACTAAAAAAGCCTGCCATCACCAAATTGGGAGATACATGGAGGTTGGGTCCGCACCGATTGGTGTGTGGTGATTCCACGAAGCAAGAGACCTTCACCCAACTAATGGATGGTAAGCAAGCAAATCTGGTGGTTACCGATCCACCTTATAATGTAAACTACGAAGGCACAGCCGGGAAGATCAAAAACGACAATATGGGAAATGAAGCCTTCTATCAGTTTCTGTTGGAGTCCTTTCAGAACATGGAAGCTGTCATGACTAAGGATGCCTCGATTTATGTATTCCACTCCGATACGGAAGGATTGAACTTCAGAAAGGCCTTCTCGGATGCGGGCTTCTACCTTTCTGGCACCTGCATCTGGAAGAAACAATCTTTAGTGCTTGGACGTTCTCCTTACCAATGGCAGCACGAGCCAGTGCTCTTTGGGTGGAAGAAAAGCGGTAAGCATAACTGGTATGCCGATCGCAAACAAACCACCATCTGGGAGTTTGAAAAGCCCAAAAAAAACGTAGACCACCCAACCATGAAACCCGTAGCATTAATCGCTCACCCCATCCTCAATAGCAGCTTATCCAACTGCATCGTGCTTGATCCGTTTGGTGGTAGTGGCTCGACCTTGATTGCTTGTGAGCAAACCGGACGAATCTGTTACACCATTGAGTTGGATGAGAAATACTGCGATGTCATTGTCAAGCGCTATATCGAGCAGGTGGGAAGCTCGGAGGGTGTGTTCCTGTACAGAGATGGTGTTGAATATTCCTTTGAGGATATCTCGAAATCGACAAATGAATAAAAAAGGACTTGCTATTTACAGAGTTTAGAGTGATAGATAGGACACCAAAACGAAAGGTGTGAAACCATGAGAATTCAATACCCTATCACAGGAACAAAACGTAAAGAGCTGGTCGCTGTTCTCGAGTTAGAACTGAACACGATCTCTAAGTATCTGGGAGCACCAAGCTTCGCCTACGAGATCGGAGAATACCGAGTCGAGAAAGACGGGACCCTAAACGGGCCAGATAACCCCGGTCTGGTTTCTGACCTTTGTGGGTTGCATGACTTCGAAGCTGTCTCGGTGGAATACGAGAACCTATCTGAACCACCAAAACCAGAGATTGCAGAGCTTCCCATTCCCTACGAAGCAGCGCTTGGCGGTAGGGTTAGTCCTTATCGAGATTACGAGGAACCTCCTGCCTATCTAACTCCCACTGACTTGAGCGTTGAAATTCGGTTGGAAAATTTCCCTGAAGAGGCTTTTTTCAACCTCCAACGATTGGTCGCGAGTAAAGAGACTCTGATTAAGAAAGCGCTGGGAGTAAGTTCTTTGCCAATTGAACGAACCGTAACATCTTTACGATTTGCTTGGTTCAAGTTGGAGCCGGGGAACGAAGCGGTTTCTTCCAACGCAGCAATTCACTTTGTGAACGGACTCTGCCAATTGGCGAAAAGCCAAAAGAGAGTCAATGATACCGAGAAGTCGGTAGAGAACGAGAAATATGCTTTTCGTTGTTTTCTCCTCCGCTTAGGATTCATTGGCCCAGAGTTCAAGAATGAACGAAAACTTCTCCTTTCCAAACTATCCGGCAATTCCGCATTCAGGAACAAAGAACAGGAGGTAGAAGTAGATGAATAGATTTCCCTCCAGAGATACAGTAGAACGAATCAGAAAAGACTTTCCTCCTGGCACGCGTGTGCAGCTTTTGAAAATGGATGATCCTCAAGCTCCACCAATTGGCTCCTTGGGAACGGTCATCGCGGTCGATGACATTGGTAGCATCTTGGTGAAATGGGACTGTGGTAGCTCTTTGAATGTAGCCTACGGCGAGGACTTATGTAGAAAGGTTGAACTTCAATGACCAAAGTCATTAAGAAACAAATACTGGATATTCGCGACTCTGGTGAAACCAACATGTTCGATGTATCAAGAGTCAAAATCATCTCGCTGCGTAAAGGATACTTAGAGCTATTGGAATTTCTCGAAAACAACCCCAATGCGTATGTGCGATTTATTCTAACCGGAGAGGAAAAGTAGAACACAACCTAACCCAAACAGGGCTTTAACGAGCTCTGTTTTTTTATGCTCGAAAGGAGGTAACAGAAATACGCAAGCTCAAAAGATACAAACCGACTCGCTTCAAAGCGGCAGATTCGATCTATGATAAAGCTGCTGCCGATTTCGCTGTTACCTTCATCCAAGCTTTGTCTCATACGAAAGGGACCTGGTCTGGAAAACCATTTGAGTTGATTGATTGGCAGGAGCAGATCATCCGAGATGTCTTTGGCACTCTGAAAAAGGATGGGTATCGGCAATTCAATACAGCATATATTGAGATACCGAAGAAAATGGGGAAACAGCTTGCTTTGGATACTCCAATACCTACACCCGATGGGTGGAAGCAGATGGGTGAACTACAACCGGGAGATTTGGTTTTTGATGAAACGGGAAATCCCTGCCAAGTCCTAGCCTTGAGCCCTATCGACAACACCGAACAAGCGTATCGACTAACCTTCGGTGATGGCAGCTCTATCGTAGCCGGTGCAAGACACCTTTGGAATATTCAAGTAACCAACTATCAAAGAAGACCTGCCTTAATGGAAACGCAAGAAATGTATAAATTCTTTCTTGCTTATCGCGAAAAGCACAAAAACGAGCCTTTCCGATCTCTATACAGAATACCGGTCACACAAGCTTTAAAGCTAAAAGATGCAGAATTGCCGGTTGACCCCTACCTCTATGGTTACTGGCTTGGAAATGGGTGTGCTACCAAACCGGAGATCACGATACGTACCTGTGATGTATCTAGCGTGCTCAAAAGGATACCCTACGAGATTTCATCTGCTTGGAAGAATGTTGGCGACAGTGTGATTTTTCGTATTCCCTACCTGAAGACCATCTTGCTGACTTCCTTCCGTGATAAACAGATTCCAAGTCTATACTTAAGAGCGTCACGAGCACAACGCTTGGAACTTCTACAAGGGCTAATGGATTCCGACGGTTGCATTAGTAAGGTGAGAGCTCAGAGCATCTATGTCAGCACTCAGAAACAACTCGCATTGGATGTTAGAGAGCTTCTCTGGAGTCTTGGCATCAAGAACTCTATGACAGAGCAACCATCTTTAAGGTATAACAGGCTAACCGGTGAATCACTATACACGATTCGATTCACCTCATTTACCCATTTGCCGGTTAGCGGGCTTAGCAGAAAGCTATGCAACAGAAAAGCATCTGCCTTTGTACCTACACGCTCCAATTTCCACTATATTCATTCCATCGAACCTCTCAATGAAAAGGTAGCGATGAGGTGTATCCAGGTAGATTCTTTGTCTCATCAATACTTGGCCGGGCCATCGATGGTGCCAACACACAACTCGGAGCTTGCTGCGGCGGTAGCCCTGTTGCTCACCTGTGGGGACAACGAAGAACGTGCCGAAGTATATGGTTGTGCTGCGGATAGAAACCAAGCATCTATCGTCTTCAATGTAGCTGCAGATATGGTGCGTATGTCTCCGGCGCTCTCCAAACGAGTGAAAATCCTGGATTCGATGAAGCGATTGATTTTTCAACCAACGGGAAGTATTTATCAGGTGCTCTCCGCTGATGTCAGCAACAAGCACGGCTTCAATACACACGGTGTGGTCTTTGATGAACTGCACACTCAACCCAATCGAAAACTCTTTGATGTAATGACCAAAGGCTCCGGTGATGCTCGAACACAGCCACTCTATTTCCTGATTACGACCGCTGGAGACAACCAAAATAGCATCTGCTGGGAAGTTCATCAGAAAGCTTTGGATATTATCGATGGCAGAAAGACTGATCCAACCTTCTATCCGGTGATTTATGGCGCTGCAGTTGAAGATGATTGGACGGACCCCAAAGTTTGGAAGAAAGCAAATCCATCGTTAGGCATTACTGTTACCATGGATAAGGTGAAAGCTGCCTTTGAATCGGCTAGACAAAACCCCGCTGAAGAGAATAGTTTCAGGCAGCTTCGATTAAACCAGTGGGTAAAACAGGCAGTGCGTTGGATGCCGATGGAAAAATGGGATGCTTGTGCATTTGCGGTTGAACCCGAAAAACTGCATGGACGAGTTTGTTATGGTGGACTCGATCTATCCAGCAGCACGGATATCACTGCATTCGTTTTGGTGTTTCCTCCCCTAGATGAAGAGGACAAGTATCATATCCTGCCATACTTCTGGATACCAGAAGACAATATTGATCTTCGGGTTAAGCGGGACCATGTCAACTATGATGTTTGGAAGAAACAGGACTATCTCCTGACCACTGAAGGAAATGTTGTTCACTACGGCTTTATAGAAGCCTTTATTGAAGAGTTAGGGACAAAGTATAACATTCGGGAGATTGCTTTCGACCGTTGGGGAGCGGTGCAGATGACCCAAAACTTAGAAAACCTTGGCTTCACGGTAGTTCCGTTCGGTCAAGGTTTTAAAGATATGTCTCCCCCCACAAAGGAGCTAATGAAGCTGACATATGAGCAGAAGATTGCGCATGGTGGTCACCCGATTCTACGTTGGATGATGGATAACATCTTCGTTCGAACAGATCCCGCAGGCAACATAAAAGCGGATAAGGAGAAATCTTCTGAGAAGATCGATGGAGCTGTAGCTACCATTATGGCTTTGGATAGAGCGATACGGTGTGATAATTCCCTATATAGAAGTGTATATGACACAAGGGGATTATTGCTACTTTAGTAATCGGAGCGGCAACAGCTACCTAGGGCATATGATATTTTGCGCAATCCATCACACTTCTTAAAACCAAAAGCCATCGACATTTCGATTGCAAACCAACTCTATCCATGTGCATTGTGTAGTTTGTTTGAATAGAAATATAGAGGAATTGCGGCTAATTGCGTACCAACGGAAACAATGATCATCGTAGTCAAGCTAAAATCATATAATACACCAAGGAGCCAACTTCCAAGGAACCAAAAGATACCGAATGCGAATTCAAAAATTCCATATCCCGTAGCTCGGCTCATTTTAGGAACCATTGTCGAAACAGCTGCTTTCAAAATTGATTCCTGGGCCCCCATCCCAATGCCCCATAAGCCGATTCCAAAAAGAACCATCGGTAATGAATTAGAAGAAAAAATGAAAAAGGCAAATGGTGCAGATATGAGTGTAGAAAGCACAAGTGCTTTGACCCCTTTTCTGTCATACATATAGCCAAAGTAGAGTGCCGACACGGCATCGATAAGCATGGCCCCTGCATAGAGAAGCGGAAGAGTACCACTATTAACGATTGAAGATGTTTCGGCCAATCCGGAAGCAATTCCAGTAAATGTTCTGGCAATATGCATAATTATAAGAGAATAATCTATGAAACCAAAAGCAAACAAGCTTATCCCCGAAATATAGAGAACAAATTCTTTCTTCAATTTGAATGGAATGTATTCTTTTGGCTCAGGCTCAAAATGTTCCGGATTAGGGAATTTGTGTTTCGTGACAAACAAAAGAATAATCGTTATAGCTCCTGGAATTGCTAGGAAGGCAAAGCAAGTAGAGTAAATCTGAAAGGTGGTTCCTTCGGTTTTGAATAACATTACAATGTAGAGTAGAACCGGTCCGAGGAAAGCACCAATTTGGTCCAGCATTTCTTGTATTCCGAAGCTTTTCCCTACGCCTTCTTGTGAAGCAGCAAAGGACATGATGGTATCTTTTGCCGGCTTTTTAATTGCTTTTCCCATTCGCTGAATTACAAGAAGCATCGCTGCCATTACCCATCCGTTTTCACCTACAAGTGCAAGTGCCGGAACAGCGAGGATATCTAATAAGTAGCCCGCAATCGTCATAGGCCAGTATTTCTTTGTCTTATCGGTGATTCTACCGAAAACATATCGCATAGAATACCCTATCAGCTCACCAAGCCCTGAAATGAAGCCGATGGTTCCAGCGGAAGCCCCTAGTAGTGATAGATAGGAACCCCGAATGCTTGAAGCACCTTCATGTGTCATATCAGAAAAAAGACTAACGATACCAAACAAGATAATAAACATCATCGCTTGTGAAAGCCTTGGCCTATTCTTGGTATTATTCATTTTGATTCGCCTCCATCACAAGCGCGCTAATCGTCACAAAATCTGCTTTGCTCTCACTTTTACACCGTTGATATAGAATATCAAGTAACTTTACAAATTCCTCTTGTTCATTCCGGCCTAATCCAGCTAACAGCCATTCATAAAATTGAGCTTCAACATGTGCTTTTGATGTTTTTAGACTTTCGGATTTCAGCGTAGCATATAAGAGTTGGCTCCGACCATCGGCCGGATTGATCTTTCTGATGAGATACCCTTTTGCTTCGAGGCTCGCTGTTTGACGTGCCACTGCACTTTTATCGATTCCGAGTTTTTTGCAGATTTCTGCTTGAGTAATGCCTGGATTCTTACGAACAGCATGGATAAAGTCGAATTCAGAAGTCCCAATTCCTTCCGCCCTCAAAGTCCGTGTAGTAAACTTACTAACTTCTCGAGCAATCTTTGTGATTTTCCTTTGAGTAATGTCCAAAGTGTTCCCTCCAATATTCGTTGATGTGTCAACTATTGTAGATGATACATCAACGAATATTGGAATGCAATAGTAGATACAAATTCTATTTATAAACTCCTAAACTATCCACTTATTTGAACTGTTTGTTCAACGATCTTGCTCCGCTACTTTTCTTCAGTTATAACAAGGAGTGATGCCCATGGGAATCTTGCAAGACCTATTTCGTTCAAGAGATAAACCTCAAAATGCCCTAGGTGGTAGCAGATACAGCTTCTTTTATGGCAATACCAGCTCTGGAAAACCCGTCAATGAGCAATCCGCCATGCAAATGACCGCTGTCTATTCCTGTGTTAGAATCCTTGCAGAAACCGTAGCCGGTCTTCCGTTACATGTTTATCGTTATACCGATAACGGCGGAAAAGAAAAATACTGGCAGCATTCCCTCTACCGACTCCTCCATGATGAGCCTAACTCAGAAATGACTTCTTTTGCTTTTCGAGAAACCCTCATGAGCCATCTTCTACTCTGGGGTAATGCCTATGCACAAATCATCCGAAATGCCAGAGGCGAAGTCATTGCTCTCTACCCATTAATGCCTAACAAAATGACAGTTGATCGCGATTCAAGCGGTCGACTTTTCTATTTGTATTGCAGAAACCCAGAGGACTTTTCGTCCAAAAGAAACCAAAGTGAAGTCTATCTCCAACCCTCAGATGTTTTGCACATCCCTGGGTTAGGCTTTGATGGTCTAGTTGGCTACTCCCCCATTGCTATGGCGAAGAATGCAGTGGGGTTAGCCATTGCTACAGAAGAATACGGAGCCAAGTTCTTTGCCAATGGTGCAGCACCGGGTGGTGTACTGGAGCATCCAGGAGTGATCAAAGATCCACAGAAGGTCAAAGACAGTTGGAATACGGTCTATCAGGGAAGCGGGAATTCCCACAAGGTAGCTGTCTTGGAAGAAGGGATGAAATACCAGCCCATCGGTATCTCACCGGAACAAGCTCAGTTTCTAGAAACGAGGAAATTCCAGATCAATGAAATTGCACGCATCTTCCGAGTGCCGCCCCACATGCTTGCCGATTTGGAGAAGTCCTCTTTTTCCAACATCGAGCAGCAGTCCTTGGAGTTTGTGAAATACACTCTAGACCCTTGGGTAGTTCGCTGGGAACAAGCCATGTGCCGATCTCTATTATCGGAAAGTGAAAAGTCAAAGATTTTCATTAAATTCAACGTAGACGGACTGCTTCGAGGGGACTACGTCAGTCGTATGAGTGGATATGCAACAGCTCGACAAAATGGCTGGATGAGTGCTAATGATATTCGTGAATTAGAAAACCTCGATCGCATCCCGGCCGAACTTGGAGGAGATTTATACCTGATCAACGGAGCCATGACCAAGCTACAAGATGCCGGTGCTTTTGCTAAACCAAATGAAACGGAGGAAAACAAATGAAGAAATTCTGGAACTGGATCAAAAATGAGAATACTCAAGAAAGAACCCTATATTTGGATGGAGTCATCGCAGAAGAATCCTGGTTCGATGATGATATCACTCCACGCGCTTTCAAAGCCGAGTTACACTCGGGAGAAGGAGACATCACCATCTGGTTAAACTCACCGGGAGGGGATTGTATTGCAGCCAGTCAGATCTATGCTATGCTCATGGACTACAAAGGTAAGATCACCGTCAAGATTGATGGCATCGCAGCTTCGGCCGCATCGGTTATCGCCATGGCCGGAACGAATGTGCAAATGGCTCCGACCGCCTTAATGATGATTCACAACCCTTTAACCGTAGCCATTGGGGACAGTGAAGAAATGCAGAAAGCCATCTCTATGTTATCCGAAGTCAAAGAAAGTATCATCAATGCCTATGAAATCAAGACCGGTCAATCCCGAACCAAACTCTCCCATATGATGGATGCTGAAACCTGGTTAAATGCTAATAAGGCCATTGAATTGGGTTTTGCAGATCAGATCATGGAAGACGAGAAAAAACGAGTCAACCTTGAAGATTTTACGTATGCCTTTAGTCGTAGAGCTGTCACCAACTCACTCTATATGAAACTGAAACCAAAACATAATAGTATCCCAACTGAGTCGCTTGAGAAGCGGCTTTTTTTATTGCCACACTAAATATTTGGAGGGACAAAAACATGAATCAAATTTTGACGTTACGCGAAAAACGCACCAAGACCTGGGAAGCTGCGAAAGCATTTTTGGAAGGGAAACGCGGCACAGATGGCTTGCTGCTTGCCGAAGATGTTGCAACCTACGAAAAGATGGAAAACGAAGTGGTTGCGCTGGGCAAAGAAATCGAGCGATTAGAAAAGCAGGAAACCATGGACCGGGAATTAGCCAAACCGCTCAATACTCCCCTGACCAATCGACCTTTTACTCAAGGAGCCGAAAATAAAACCGGACGTGCATCCAACGAATATAAAAGTGCTTTCTGGAATGCCATGCGCACCCGCGCCGGTGAAGGGCTAGATCCGACCATTCGTAATGCACTGCAAGTCGGAACGGATACCGAAGGTGGTTACTTAGTGCCGGATGAGTTCGAACGGACCTTGATTGAAGCATTGACGGAAGAAAACATCTTCCGCAGTCTAGCCAAAGTCATCACGACCTCTTCCGGAGATCGCAAAATCCCTGTGGTGGCTTCTAAAGGTACCGCCGCTTGGATTGACGAGGAAGGAACCATCACTGATACGGATGATGCCTTTAACCAAGTTTCCATTGGGGCTTACAAACTCGCCACCATGATCAAAGTCTCAGAAGAGCTTCTTAACGACAGTGTCTTCAACTTAGAAGCCTATATCGCGAAAGAATTCGGACGCCGTATTGGTAACAAAGAGGAAGAAGCATTCTTTATCGGAGATGGTTCCGGTAAGCCTACTGGTCTGTTGGCAGCCACCGGTGGTGCTCAACTGGGGGTGACCGCTGCTAGCGCTACCGCCATTACCGTAGATGAAGTCCTCGACTTGTTCTATGCATTGAAAGCACCCTATCGTAAGAAAGCAGTTTTCATCATGAACGATTCAACGGTGAAAGCGATTCGCAAGCTGAAAGACGGTCAAGGTCAGTATTTATGGCAGCCTTCCCTACAAGCAGGGACTCCGGATACCATCTTGAATCGACCCATCTACACTTCAGCCTATTTGCCGACCATCGCCTCAGCAGCTAAAAGTATCATCTTCGGTGACCTAGGGTATTACTGGGTTGCCGACCGCCAGGGACGTGTCTTCAAGCGACTCAATGAATTGTTCGCTGTCACCGGTCAGGTTGGCTTTGTTGCCACGCAACGGGTGGATGGTAAGCTGATCCTTCCGGAAGCGGTCAAGATCTTACAACAGAAAGCTTAGGGGGTGAATACTCATGAGCTATAACACCAAAAACTATACCGAACAAGGTGGAGAGAAAACTGTAATCGGTGGTGCCTTGGAAATCAAAGAGGGGGCCTCTGTTACGGGGCTCCCTACTCCTATTCTTCAAGTCGCCACAGAAACGGTTCTAGGTGGTATCCTTGCAGCTAGCAAATCTGAAGCCGATACTGTTCCGGTCAAGATCGACGAAACAGGCCTTTTGTATGTGCCAACCTATCCGAGTATTCCGGAAGCTCCCGTTATGGCCAACCAAGCCAATAGCGAAGCTACAGAGATTGCTGCACTCGTAGCAGATTTCAATGCATTGTTGCTCAAGCTGAAAACGAGTGGATTCATGGCAGCAGATCAACCTTAAGACAAGATAGGAGGTGGCAATAGTGAGTATCTTGTTAGAAAAAGTCAAAGCGAACTTAGTACTGCAACACTCTGAGGATGATGCATTACTGGAGAGCTATATCTCTGCAGCAGTTTCTTACGCGGAGAGCTATCAGCACAAGCTAGCGGGGCACTATGCCGGAGCACTAATGCCACCGACTACTGAACAAGCTGTGATTATGTTAGCCAGCCACTTTTATGAAAGTAGAGATGGGAGCACGGCTGGATTCTTTGCAGACAATGTACAAGCTGGGCAGCAAGTGTGGAATACGGTAAACTTGCTGCTCCGGCTTGACCGAGATTGGGAGGTGTAGCATGAGCCTTGGAAAGATGAAAACCTCCATCGAGATTGTTCAAAGCACCTATGTGAAAGATATAGAAGGCTTTGTTAAGCAGGTAGATCAGATCATAGCTACAATTAAAGCATATCGCGAAGGAAGACACGGTAGTGAAAAGTGGGCGAATCGAGCGACCTTCAGTGAAGCCACCGAACTCTTTCGTTTCCGCAGCATCCCCGGCATAAAGATTACCACAGAGATGACCATTCTCTGTGATCAAGAACGATATGAAATCATTTCTGCAGAAAATGTGCGTGGTCGAGGGATGTATTGGGAAGTACTCGCAAAAAAGGTGGTGCCTTCCAGTGGCTAGAGTCGATTTCAAATTACCGGAAGAGTTCTTGAAGCGCCTTTCCCGGTTAGGAAGTAAAACGGATAGCATCCTCCCCAACGTTCTAGCTGCCGGAGCAGAAGTCGTCGAGAGAAAAGTTCGCAGTAATTTGCAAGGGGTCCTAGGAAATCAAACCAAAACGGAATCGCGTTCTACCGGTGAGCTCTTGGAGTCCTTGGGTACAACTCCGGCAAGAATCGATCGGGATGGCAACTACAACGTGAAGATTGGATTTTCAGAGCCTCGCAAAGATGGTACGAGTAATGCCAAGATTGCCAACATCTTAGAGTATGGCAGGAGCAATCAACCCGCTAAGCCTTTTCTGAAGCCAGCCAAAACGAACAGCAAGCAAGAATGTCTGGCAGCGATGCAGCAGCAATTCAGTAAGGAGTTGGAGCAGATATGAGTTTATTGGAAACACTCCACACCCTGCTATCCCCGTTGTTACCCATCGAAACAGGAACTTTTTCTGAAACCCCTCCAGCTCGTTATCTGGTTCTGACTCCTTTAGTTGAAAGCTTTCACCTTTATGCGGACAACTATCCGCAACACGAAATCCAAGAAGTGCGGTTATCCCTCTTCGATAAGGGGAACTATAACACTATCAAAAATCAGATCATCCAAACTCTGCTTCAAGCAGAAATCACCATCACCGACAGACGCTACCTTGGTTACGAGGCAGATACAGGTTATCATCACTTCGTCATCGATGTAGCAAAAGACTATCCATGGGAGGTATAACAAATGGCCACAATCGGCTTAGATCAACTTTTCTATGCCAAGATCACCGAAGATATAAACGGCAATGAAACCTATGCAACCCCAATCACCTTGGCAAAAGCCTTGACTGCAAATTTACAAATTAACACCATTGAAGGAAAACTTTATGCAGACGATGTCCTAGACACCCTCTTGAGAGAGTTTAGTGATGGCACGATCACATTTGGCATTAAAGACATCGGCCCAAGCATCGCTGCAGACTTAACTGGAGCCGTTTTGGATTCCAATGGTGTCTTGGTTTCCACGAATGATCAGCAAGCGAAGCCAGTAGCAATTGGTTTTCGCTCCAAGAAAACCAGCGGCAAGTATCTCTATCTTTGGCTCTACCGGGTCTTGTTTGGAATCCCCGCTGAATCGTACGAAACTAAGGGCAATGCCATAAACTTCCAAACACCCACGATTGAGGGGGCCATTTTACGACGCAATAAGCTGGATGGTTTAAATAAGCACCCTTGGCGAGCCCAAGCTGATCAAGATAATCCAGCGATTCCAAGTCTTGTTTTCAGTCAATGGTTTGCATCTGTATATGAGCCGGACTATACCACAGCACCTGTCATCCAAATCACGAACCAACCTGTAGCATTGACGGAGCTCATCGAAGGTTCTATCAGTGGAAGCCTGTCTGTAACTGCTACCAGTACTGCTGGAGCCTTGACCTATCAATGGCATGTGAATACCGCTAACAGCAATTCGGGAGGAAGTGCGATCCCATCAGCAAACCAAGCGAGCTTTCCGATTCCAACCAGTCTAATTGCAGGCAACTATTTCTACTATTGTGTGTTAACCGCCGGGGTTCGACAAGTAACTTCCAATGTGGCTCAAGTGACTGTGACGGGTGATTAAGATGATGGATGATTCAAGAGTCACCTATCTCGTTTTAGGGAAAGAAAGAATCCCCCTGTTATTGACCTTAAAAGCCACGAGGGAGATTGCTACACGCTATGGAGGCTTGGAAGAGCTGGGAAACAAGATGTTGGAAAGCATGGATTGGGCTGGCATGATCGATGAGATTGTCTGGCTGATTGCTATCCTGGCTAATCAATGCATCCTCATTGAGAACTTGGAGAACAAAGCCAACAAACCGTTGATAACCCCAGGCGAACTGGAACTAAAGATGGACCCATATGAAATCACCAGTTACCGGGAAGCGATTTTAGCTGCATTACAAGCGGGTCAAAAGCAGCACGTGCAAAGTGAAGATGAATCAAAAAACGTGTAAGCCGAGTAAGCGATCAAGAATCGTTTGCTCGGCTCATCTTTTGTGGGGTAACTCAATTGCTACGTCCGGAACAGGGAGTATGGCTTATGCCCTTAGGACATTTACTGGATCAGCGTGAGATTTTTGAGCAGCTCCAGGGGTGGAAGAAACCAAAACAGGAACTCTATATCGATAGTATCTTACATGACGTGTTGTAAGGAGGTGAAGGGATGAGTGATCAATTCGGGCTAAAAATCGGTATTGAAGGCGAGAAAGAATTTAAGTCTGCTCTGCGGGAAATCGATGCCAATTTCAAAGTCCTCAGTTCTGAAATGAAATTGACCCAATCTCAGTTTGAGAAAAACGATCAGTCCATGGCTGCGCTTACCGCCAGAAACCAAGTCCTCAATAAAGAGATCGATGCCCAAAAGGAACGATTGAAGCTACTTAAAGATGCACTACAAAACTCAGCAACCTCCTTTGGCGAAAACGATATCCGCACCCAGAACTGGACCATTAAGCTGAACAATGCGCAAGCTGTGCTGAATGGCATGGAACGAGAAGTCAAACAAAACGAATCTACCTTAAATGAACTAGGAAACCAAACCTCGGAAACGAGCAGCCTCATGAATCGCTTTAAGTCCTCCCTCGCATCGGTTGCAGAAGCAGCTTCAGATAGTGACTCGAAATGGAACAAGTTAGGTGGAACCTTGAAGGCTGTAAGTGCAACCCTCGCTGCAACTTCAACAGCGATAACCACAGTAGCGGTGGCTGCCGGGAAAGCCATCTTCGACATGGCCATGGAAACCACTCAAGCCGGAGATGAAGTCGATAAGATGAGCCAGCGCTTAGGCTTATCCCGCGAGGGTTACCAAAAATGGAATTATGCCATGAAGCAATCTGGAATTGACATCAATTCCACGCGAGCCGGAATGAAGAATCTCACAAATCTCCTGGATGACGCTTCCAAAGGTAGTAAAACCGCTACGGAGATGTTTACCAGATTGGGTTACTCTCTTAACGATATTCAGGGGAAAAGCCAAGAAGAAATTTTTGAAATGTCAATTCGGGCTTTGCAGAATATGAGCAGTGAAACCGAACGGGCAGCTTTAGCCAATGACCTGTTTGGTAGAAGCGGCCAAGAAATGCTGCCATTGTTAAATACAACTGCTGAAGCAACCCAACAACTGCTCGATCGAGCCAGTCGTTTAGGTTTTGTGATGAGCGATGAAGCGGTTAGTGCCGCTGTGGTCTTTGGAGATTCCTTGGATGATTTGAAGTCTGCTTTTGCAGGAGTCAAGAACAGCATTATGGGAGACCTGCTGCCTGGGTTCAATTTGGTGGTCGAAGGCTTAATTGGTTTATTGACCGGTGGCGAGAACGCCAGAGAAAAAATCAAGACAGGGGTAGCTGAAACGATTGATTCCGTACGAGAAGTTCTCCCACAAATCAAAGAGGTGCTCTTAACGATTATCGATGTTGCTGCTGAAGTCATACCAGAGATTGTTCAAGCCATTGTAAGTTTCATCGTTGAGAATTTACCAGAGATCCTAAAAACAGGAACTGAGATTCTATTGAAGCTGATAGGCGGTATTTTACAGGCGATCCCAGAGATTACAAAGCAACTACCTGCCGTAGTGACAGCCATTGTGGAAGCCATGAAAGCGGCAGCTCCCGAGTTTAAGGAAATTGGCAAAGAAATCGTGAGAGGGATTTGGCAAGGTATTTTAGGATTAGGGGCTTGGCTGAAAGAAAAGATGAACGATTTCTTTACGGGGATTGTTGGTGGTATTAAAGGTCTCCTAGGTATCCGCTCTCCGTCCAAAGTCTTTGCCGGAATCGGTGAAAACATGGCATCCGGTTTAGGCGTAGGGTTTAGTGAACAGATGAAGCAAGTCAAGAAGCAATTGCAAAATGCCATCCCACAAAGCAACAGAGACTTGAATTGGAATACTACTCAATCGGAAAGAACAGATACTCTCAGTGAACCCATGATTATGGTCAATGTACCCTTAACCTTAGATGGAAAACTCCTGACCAGCAGCACCGGCAAAGTGCAGTTTGGTCGCAATCAATCCTATGCTAGGGCTTTGGGGGTGTTACCAGTATGAGTAAACTGATTTTTTGTGATGCTTCTCTTACACCATTAGCCACCTTACGAGCAGCGATTTCAGCCAAGCGCACAGAGCGGTTGAATGGAGAAAACACCCTAGATTTTGTTTGTCCAGCAAGAGATTCTGCCGTTGAAATTCTAAACGAAAACACAGTAGTCTCTTTAGATGGAGATTACTTCGATGTCGTTTTCTTACGTCGGGAGCAGTTGAACAATGGTTGGATGCAAATCTCAGCGGAATGTGAACAGGTGAGTTATCGACTAAACAATCCTGAATTCAACTTACAATATTTTACCATGTCAAATACGCCACAAGCCATTCTGACAGCACTCTTAACCGGAACAGGATTCTCAGTTGGATCGGTAGAGTTTAGCACTGTGGTTACTTTCTCCCTACAAGAAGCCAGTTCCAGAAGAGCTGCTTTGAGATTGTTTGCCGAATATTTGCAAGCCGAACTGGTTTTTCAAGGGTTTCAAATCAACCTTGTTAAACAGCGAGGTTCAACAACTCCCAAAACTCTCAGAGTCGGTAAAGACATCACCGTCATTTCTCAAAGCATCGACAAACGTCAGAGAGATGATTTAGGAAATCCGCTTGTTTCCATCGATTGTGGCGTGTATCAAGGATCAAGCTTGTCCTTAGGGGATGCTGTGGATTTAGATTATCCTGCTTTGAAGATTCAATCCATTTTGCGAGTTGTTAGTCTGAGTTATGATCCTTACAATCCTGCCAATCTCTCCATAGAAGTGGGAAACTTGGCAGCAAGATTAGAGAACGACCTTTATCGGATTGAGACCCAGACCGTCACCAAGGAAAAAGTATATAACGGAACCCGCATTGGCCCTTCAGAAGGATTTGTCGTAGAACGCAGCGATGGCAAAGCTCGTACCGTGATGAATGCGACAGAGGGTATCAGTATCTACAGCGACGACGGGCCGGGATTAGAACGCCAGTTCTATGTCGATACCAATGGCCGTATCATTGCCAAAGCCTTAGATATCGCGGGAGACTCCACCTTCGGTGGAACGGTTAAAGCAAGTCAGCTCCTGATTGGTGGCACCAATGGCAACATTTCCTTTAACCAATTAACCGACACACCGATCTATCCGGATGATGCCTACATTACTCAAATCACCCGTAACACGATCACTACTGGATATGTCAATGCCCTTCAGGTCACAGCGGGTTCGGTTGCAGCAGAGAACCTTACAGGCAGCACCATAACGGGTAAACTAATCAATGGGGGAATCGTCACTGGAGCGTTAGTGCGCACTTCATCCAGCGGTGAGCGAATTGAAGTGGACAGCTATAATCGCATCCAATTCTATGATACAACCGGAATCGTGGTTGGCACGATACGATTGGAGAATGGCTACTTGAAGTTCTATACCAACAATGGTCAAAAGATTAAAATTGAGTCGACGGGCGCGAATATGTCCATCGGTGCTTATGGTACCGGTTTTAAGGTCTATATCGACAGCACCATGGATTTAGGTGGGAACAGCATCCTCAATGTCGGCAATATGCTGAACGCCACTCAAGTGAATACCGCCATCGCCAATGCCATTGCTGCTCATGTCAGCCAGTATCATTCTTAGTGTAAGGGGGATATTCCATGATCATTCATTATTATAACATCTCCCTGACACGCGGAGATACGGCTTCCTTGATTGTTAAAATGAGAGACCCGGATGGTAATCAAATCCCCTTTCAACTTGGGGATGTTGTTTATTTTACCGTTAAGAAATCCACCGATACGATTGAGAAAGTCTTACAGAAAGTAATAACAGAATTTGTGGATGGGAATGCTGAAATCTATCTTCTCCATGACGATACCAAGGGTTTAGCAACCGGGGATTATGTCTATGATATTCAAGTCAATCGAGGTGTGGATCAATCGGTGACAACCATCATCCCTCCCAGTCGCTTTAGCTTGAGCAAAGAGGTGACCTATGAGTGAGGTAAACATTATCGGAATTATTGAGTCCAAGACATTGGAAATCCAAGTAGAAGTACAAGGAACAGGTCCTAGGGGGCCACAAGGTCCACCGGGTGAAACCTATATTCATCCAGATACCCATCCTGCTGCTATGATCATGGAATCCGAAGAGCGCGTCTTCTTGAGCAATCAAGAAAAGACTGCGCTCTTAAATTTTACTGAGTCCTATGTGCATGATCAGTTATCCTCTAGTGCAGTTTGGATTGTTATGCACAATTTAAATAAATACCCCAACGTAACCATCTTAGATTCAGCAGGTACGCTGGTCATCGGTGAGATTGAGTATATCAGTAAGAACAGCCTGATTCTCCGCTTTGCTGCAGAGTTTTCTGGCAAAGCTTACTTAAGCTAAAAGGGAGTGTGTGAACCCATGAGATATGAAACCAATATTGATCTCAATAAAAACGAACTACAGAATGCTGCTCTGCAGAAATTGACCGCTGCACCGGCAACTCCGGTCAAGGGGCAGATGTATTTTAATACCACAGATAATCGTGCTTATGCTTACAATGGCACAGCTTGGGTGGCAATGGATGCGGTAGATGCGCCTAGCGAGACACCAACAACTTTAGGAACGATCATCAATGGAGCAGATGCCAAGACTACCCCAGTGGATGCGGATCTGATTCCCTTAGTGGATAGTGCAGCTTCCAATCTACTCAAAAAGCTTTCCTGGGCCAACCTAAAGGCTACAGCGAAAGCTTACTTTGATACTCTCTATGCTGCCATAACTCATAACCATGATGCTTCTGCCATCAATGCAGGGACTTTACCCGTAGCTAGAGGCGGAACCGGAGTTACCAGTGTAGGCGCATTAATGGCCAGCTTGGGGATTATCGAGGGAATTTGCTCTACATCCTATGGAACCAATCCAAAAGTGGTTTCTTTCGCAGTGAACCCCATTACCTTAAACTCAGGTTCAGTTTTTGCTGTAAAATTCGAAGCGGGTGGTATTCCGGGTGGATCGGCATTACGAATCAACTCCATGGACTATCCCATTCTCACTTCCTCCAATGGGTATACTTCGATTGCGAATGGGGAAGCACCCAGTCCTGGAACTTATCTTTTTGCCTATATCCCAACCCCCACTGCTCACGTTGCCTTACTGAATCCGTTTCCCACTCTTGCAGAAACCAAGTCGGTGGGTAATAACACCAGCGCAATTGCAACTACCTCATTTGTTAATGCGGAGATTGCCAACGATGCAGCTCCCATTGCTCACGTAGGCGCAACCGGAACCGCTCATGGTGTGGCTACAGGATCAGTGAATGGTTTCATGGCTTCTGCCGATAAAACCAAGCTAGATGGAATAGCCACCAGCGCAAACAATTATATCCATCCAAACCATTCCGGTGATGTAACATCTACAGGAGATGGAGCAACTGCCATTTCAGAAAATGCCGTCAGTAATGCTAAATTAGCCGATATGGCGGTGAACACCCTAAAGGGTAGAAGCACGACCGGCACAGGCGATCCTGAGGACCTTACGGCGGCAAATGTCCGCACTATCCTCAACGTGGCCGATGGAGCGAACAACTATAGCCATCCCAACCACACCGGTGACGTAACTTCTACCGGTGACGGTGCTACGTTGATTGCCGCGAAATCCGTGACGCTTGCCAAGATGGCAGATATGGCTACAGCCAGTATTTTAGGCCGTAAAACTGCAGCGACTGGGGTTCCTGAAGTCTTATCCAAAGCAGATGTCTTGACCCTGTTAAACGTTGCCGATGGAGCTCAAGTAAACACAGTAACCAGTGTTGCCGGGAAAACCGGAGCAGTCACGCTGGTCAAAGGGGATGTCGGCTTAGGCAATGTAACCAACGACGCTCAAGTGAAAAAGCTCGCGTCTTCGACCAGCGGCAATATTCCGACTTGGAATGGAACGACAGGAGATGCATTAGCTGCAGGATATTCTGTGGAGACCACACTCAGCGGAGCAAGCACAGCCATTCCCAGAGCAGATGCAGTAAAAACCTATGTTGACGGTCTTTTGAGTGCTTCGGATGCTATGGTGTTCAAAGGAACCGTAGGTACGGGTGGAACCTACGAAATCGCAGCCTTTAACTCCCTAGTCGTCTATAATGCCGGTTGGAGTTTTAAAGTTACAAATAATGGAACCATTAAGGGCAAAGTTTGTGAGATTGGAGATTTACTCATCGCCACAGTAGACCGAGCTAGTGGTGGGGTTGATACGGACTGGATTGTGGTTCAAACCAATCTCGATGGGGCAGTCATCGGACCAGCCTCCTCGACTTCTGGAAACATCCCTCTGTTTAACGGTACATCTGGAAAACTGCTTCAAAACAGCTCCTATAGTCCTGCTTCCTTTGCAACAGCCACACATGATCATATTGGTTCTTATACCCGTAAATATAGTTTGGCATTTGGGAATGGGAGTATGAGCACGTACGTTCTGACCCATAACTTAAACACGCGGGATTTAACTGTCACCTTACGCGAGACAGCTTCTCCCTATGCTGTTGTCATGTGTGATATGGAATTTGATACCGTAAACTCGATTACGCTAAAGTTTGCTACACCTCCTTCAACGAACCAATATACAATTACGGTTGTTGGTTAGGAGGGATGACATGCCAAAAGATCTATCTCCTGGAATGATTAGTAAAAGATTGACCGCTGAACAAATGCTTACTTTGTCAGCGGTCAATGAAAAAATCAACATTGATTCCTCGGCCTTTTCATCCAACATCGTAATCCCCTGTGATACGGGAGCAGGAACGGTCTATTACAAAACAGCAGCCGCGAATGCTCATTTCGATATCTCCCCTAATATGGTGTATGGACCTATCGATGATCTATTAGCGATCGGTGAAATCAAGACGATTACCGCTATCATTACTCTAGGTGCCTCTCCCTATAACTTTGCTGCTTTTCGAATCAATGGAGTGTCTCAAACGGTGAAATGGGCAGGCGGTTCGGCTCCAACCCTAGCCCAAAACGCATTGAACATTTTTACTTTCTCGATTATCAAGACAGCGGCGTCTACTTACACAGTGCTTGGTACGATGACAAAATTTGCTTAAAAAGGAGTGAGCACATGAGCTTGCTATCTAGCTTCAATGGAGCGAGACGTTTCACTCCTCCCAGCTCAGGGCTGTATCCTTTTACAAGTCATGTCTTCACGAATTGTGGTGTGTCAGGGAGAACAGGCCCCACCTTAGCTCAAATGCAAGCCGCCTATACTGGTGTTGCTTGGGCACAGAATACAGCATTCTTGAGTCAAGGAGCGTATCAAGGGTACCAGAAATGGACCGTGCCGGAAACTGGGGTTTACCGCATCACAGTTCTAGGAGCAGCTGGAGGTGCTAGTCTTGCTTATCCTCCTTCATATTATGGCAGAGGCGTTCAGGCACAAGCAGATATCCTTCTAACACTGGGGGAATTCATCATCCTCGTGGTTGGACAAGCAGGTGTCTCCGCACCTTATTTTGGAGGTGGTGGAGGTGGCACGTTTGTAGTCCGAGTGAGCAACGGGGCTCCTTTGGTGATCGCGGGTGGAGGTGGCGGAGCGAGACAAAATCAAAACTATCGTACTGCCAATAGCGATGCTTCTATTAACATCAATGCTAAGCCATATTCCAACTATCCCGATGTAAGAGGGTGTCCTGGAGCGGGTGGGTTTAGTGGCAACGGTATGAATAGTCAATATAACGGTGTTGGTGCTGGTGGCTATCCATCTGGCTTGATTGGATGCAATTCTCCAAGTGGAGATGCGGGTGCGGGAGGTTTTGGTGGAGGTAGCTGTGGCGACGGTATTTACTGGGGGGGAGCCGGTCATGGTGGAGGTTACTCAGGTGGTGCTTTATACAACTCATATGGTGCGAACGGGGCGGGTGGAAGCTGCTCTGCATACGCAGGGGCAGGTGGAGGCTCGTATGCAACCGGTGCAAATATCATATTAACAGAAGGAATCGGGACAGGTCATGGTTCAGTCACGATTTCTAAGCAATAAGAAAGCGAGGCGGAATATGACCATTGAAGTAACACTTCTCATATCTGCTTTGGGATTAGCATTTGCGGTCTACTCTGGACTAGCCAATATGCGGAGAAACCAAAGTGCGGATGACCGTAATGCTGCATCTCAGCTAACGACCGTGATAGTGAAGCTCGAGCACATCAGTGCGGGTATCAATGAGATTAAAGCAGAGATGTCCGGGGTGAAAGCAGATATTAAAGAGGACCGAGAGAAGATCATCCGCATTGAAGAAATAGCAAAGCAAGCGCATACAAGGATTGACACTCTGGAGAAGAATCGTTCCAACAGAGAAGGTGAATTCAGTGAGTAAGGGACTTTTCTCAAAAGCGATTGTAGCTTTAGTGGTGTGCATCAATATCTTATTCTCAGCTTCTGTATTGGTGATTTTCTATAAGACATCCTCCGAACCAGTAACCTTAATCGGTTGCTGGTTTGCTTTTACCACTGGGGAGCTCTGGCTGTTGGCTACGATAAAAAAGGCTAAAGTACGAAAGGAGTCTCAAGATGGATAAAATTGATTGGGTAACAAAGCTTTCATCCCGTAAATTCTGGGCAGCTGTAACAGGCTTTCTGACAGCTCTCCTTACCATTTTTGAGGTGGACAATTTAACGATTGAGCAGATTATAGGATTAGTATCTGCCTTGTCAGTCCTAATTGCTTATATCATTGGAGAAGGGATGGTGGACGCGGCTCGTGCTTCTGCCGGAAACGAATCCACTATAACAAAGGTGGATAAAGTATGAACCTCAAGCAGTACTTTTTGACAGAGAATGATTGTTATAAGGCTGGTCAGAAGATTACCGTGAAGGGCATTATGATCCATTCGACCGGAGCAAATAATCCATGTTTGAATCGCTACATCGCTCCGGATGACGGCTTGCTAGGACAGAATCTTTATGGTAATCACTGGAATCAAGCCAAACCAGGAGGAATAGAAGTTTGTGCGCATGCTTTCATTGGCAAGCTGAAAAATGGAAGTGTAGCAACCTATCAGACACTTCCTTGGAATCAAAAAGGCTGGCATGCCGGTGGTAAAGCCAATGACTCTCACATCGGGGTTGAGATTTGCGAAGACGGAATGATGGATTCTGACTATTTCAATAAAATCTATACTGAAGCATTAGAACTTTGTGTGTATCTTTGCAAGATGTATGGCTTAACTGAAAAGGATATCCTTGGTCACTATGAAGGCTTTATGAAAAGAATAGCCAGCAATCATGCAGATCCTAAGCATTGGTTTGCCATCCAAGGTACGAGTATGGATGCATTCCGGTCTGATGTTTCGAAAAGGCTTTCTGCAGTAAATGCTACCGACACGAAGAAAGTATACCGAGTTCAGGTGGGTGCGTTCAGCGATAAAGCGAATGCAGAGACAATGCTATCTAGGCTAAAAGCAGCCGGTTATACTGAGGCCTATATAAAAAGTGAATAGTATATGTTGAAACCCATCCGGCAATTATTTTTGCTTGATGGGTCTCTTTTTTTCGTTCAAAACGATGTTTCACCTCCATTGATTAGTAAGAGAGACTATTTCGATGGAGGGAAATGCTATGGAGAATAAACAACCCATCAACACGATCGATCATCAAGAATCTGGTCTAATCACGCATGAACAATTACAGAACGAGGTAGATTACCATCGGGCACAACAGCTCCTTGATTCATTACTGAAAAACGACCTCATCACTAAAGATGAATACTGGAAAATTACCCTGCTAAATCGAGAATCTTTCTCTCCCCTTCTGGCCAAAATTATGCCAAATATAAGTTGATATAACTTTGCATTAGAGGTAATATGACACACTAACAAGGGGGTGAAAAGATTGAGAAAAGTAACTAAGCTCGAACCGAGTGCTGAGAACCTCACCGAACCTACAAAACTAAGAGTCGCTGCATATTGTCGGGTTTCGACCGATGAAGATGATCAACTTGAAAGCCTAGATGCTCAGATGAAGCACTATGAGTCAACCATACAACAGAATCCTAATTGGACTTTCGCTGGTATCTATTATGATCGAGGGATCACAGGAACAAAAAAAGAAAAGCGACCGGATTTTTTACGAATGATCACTGATTGTGAGAACAAACAAATCGATCTGATTCTTACAAAGTCTATCAGCCGTTTCTCCAGAAATACCACGGATTGCTTGGAATTGGTGAGAAAGCTCATTGGGCTTGGGGTTTATATTCTCTTCGAGAAAGAAAACATTCATACAGGTTCCCTGGATAGTGAATTGATGCTATCTATTCTTTCCGGTTTGGCCGAAAGCGAGTCGGTCTCGATCGCTGAAAATAGCAAATGGTCGGTTAAGAGCAGATTCCGGAATGGAACCTATAAAATATCGAGTCCACCTCTGGGCTACGATTCGGTTGATGGCCAGCTGATGATCAACGAAATCCAAGCAGAAATTGTGCGTTTCATCTTCTCAAAAAGCTTGTCTGGACTGGGAGCGGGTAAGATCGTGAAAGAGCTTAATCGGCTAGAAATACCCAGTAAAAAAGGTGGAGAATGGATGGCATCCGCCGTTCTAGGAATTCTGAAGAACGAACGATATACGGGAAAAGCGTTATTACAAAAGACCTATACCGATGACCGCTTTAAACGGCATATCAACTATGGTGAACGAGATTTCTTTTTGATTGAGGATCATCATCCGGCAATTATCAGTCAGGAAGACTTCGATGCTGTACAATCATTGATAAACCAGCACCGTTTAGAGAAAAATTCCGAGATGAAGTCGGCCAAATATTCGAATCGATATGCCTTTTCCGGAAAAATCCTCTGTGCTGAATGCGGAGCAAAATTCAAGCGACGAATTCATACCAAGGGCGAAGGTATGATTGCTTGGTGCTGTTCTACGCACATCACAAATGCCAATCTATGTTCTATAAAATTCATCCCGGAAACACACATTGAATATACCTTCATTGTCATGATGAATAAGCTCATCTTCGGCTATACATCTGTTCTGAAACCGCTTCTATTGAGCCTTCGAGGTATGAACTCCAAAGATGAGAAGGCTAGCTTACGAGATCTTGAGAAAAAGCTGGATGAAAATAAGAAGCAGCGTGAAACATTGCTTGCTCTTACAAGTAAGGGTTATCTAGAAACTGCAGCCTTCAATAAAGGCAATAATGAGCTGTTACAGGAAGCCAGCCGATTAGAACGTCAGAAAGAATCAACCGCTTACTATCTGAACAGCGAGCACAAAAGCATCAATGCTTTGCTGGCCTTAATCAAATATACGGTTAAAGCATCCATGTTAGAGCGTTTTGATGCTGACCTTTTCGAACAATTCGTAGCTAAGATTCATGTTTACTCTAGGTTCGAAATCGGATTTGAGTTAAAGTGCGGTCTGACTCTGAGAGAAAGGTTGGTGGAGTAATGAGTTACATTCCTTATGGGTATAAGATTGAGAATGCGAGAGCGGTAATTGAAGAGAGCACTGCCGCACAGGTTCGGATGCTTTTTATTTGCTACTTATCTGGAGACTCCTTATCTTCAGCTGCGAAAAAAGCGGAAATGAATGCAACTCATTCTGCAGTTGGCTTGTTTCTTCAGAACAAACGATATCTGGGTGATGATTTCTACCCACCGATTATTGATGAGGAATTGTTCATGAAAGTTCAGGAAGAACGAGAACGGCGCGCTTTGAAACTTGGTAGAACTAAGTCCCTCAAAAATAAAAAAGAAGTCGTCTTCCCTACCTCCTTCCGAATGAACGAAGGTCTAAAGCATTTTGACGACCCATTTCAACAAGCAGAGTATGCTTATAGTTTAATCGAAAGGAAGTGA